GGGTGGGGGTGGGGCCTCGCGGCGCGCCGCCAGGGCTGGCACGATGGTCGGTCGATGAAGACCGATTGGAACCCGATCCTCCGTGACGAGTTCGCCAAGCCGTACTGGGCCGAGCTGCAGCAGTTCGTGCTCGGCGAGCGGCAGCAGGGGACCGTCTACCCGCCGCACGACGAGGTGTTCGCGGCGCTGCACCTGACGCCGTACTCGGACGTCAAGGCGGTGATCCTCGGCCAGGATCCGTACCACGGCCCGAACCAGGCCCACGGCCTGTGCTTCTCGGTCCGGCGGGGCGTGGCGCTGCCGCCGTCGCTGCAGAACATCTACAAGGAGCTCGAGCAGGACCTCGGCTTCCCGCCGGCGCCCCACGGCAACCTCGACCACTGGGCGCGCCAGGGCGTGCTGCTCCTGAACGCGTCGCTGACGGTCCGGGCCGGGCGGGCGGCGTCGCACCAGGGCAAGGGCTGGGAGACGTTCACCGACGAGGTCCTGCGGGCGGTCGACGCCAAGCGGGAGCGGGTCGTGTTCATCCTGTGGGGGGCGTCGGCCCGCAAGAAGAAGGCCCTGGTGGATCGCAGCCGGCACGTCATCATCGAGTCGCCGCACCCGTCGCCGCTGTCCGCGTCCAGCGGGTTCTTCGGCAGCCGGCCGTTCTCCCGGGCCAACGAGGCGCTCGTCGAGGCCGGGCGCGAGCCGATCGACTGGCGGGTCCCCGAGGAGCCCGAGGGCTGACGGGCTCTTGTCGACCTAGGCGAGCGCCTCGGGCGTCTCGAACGTCCCCCGCATCCGCTCGGTCCACGTCGTGAGCTGGGGCTCGGCGGGCAGCCCGAGCCCGGCCAGCTCCTTGGCGATCGGATGGTCGCCGAGGACGAGCTCGACGCCGTCGCCGCCCACGAGCACCTGCGAGCCGGACCCGCCCTGGCCGAACGCCGTGGCGTGGGGGACGCCGCCGATCGTGGAATAGGTGGTCATGGGCATCGGCGGCATCTCGTCGTCGCCGCCCCGGGGCAGCGTGAGGCGCAGGACGAGCTGGCCGTCCATGTGCAGGCTCGCGGTCAGGCGGTCGTCGGCGTAGTCGAAGCCGATCCGCTCGACGGACTTGGGGAACCCCCAGATCGTCCGCCCCGCCTCGCACGTGAACTCCTGGTCGACGGGCAGGTGGATGATGTAGGTCCCCGCCCGGTCGGCCGGCGCCCCCCGGGGCACGACGAACAGCGCGATGCCGACCTCGAGGTAGTCGCCGAGGTCGTTGTCCCGGTAGTCGATGACGGCGATCGCCAGCTGGCACCGCCCCGGCGCCGTCTCCACCACCTCGAACGCCCCCGGCACCAGCGCCCGCGCCGCCGCGGCGTCGACCTCGAACATCGCCGTCCCGGCGGACGCGTCCCGCACCTCGCACGGCATCGTCACGGTCCGCCCGGCGACCTCGTAGCTGCTCGCGCTCATGTCGGTCTCCATCTCCCACTCGAACGTTCGATTGGGGACAGAATCCTAGGCCTTTCCGTTTCCGGACGGGCCCTCCGTGCGGCTAGAGTGACTCGTCCTTGCGATGCCCCCATCGTCTAGTGGCCTAGGACACCACCCTCTCAAGGTGGCGACACGGGTTCGAATCCCGTTGGGGGTGCCAGAACAACCAGCAGGTCAGAGGCCCCGGCAAGCCCGGGGCCTCGCCGCGTCCGGGCGGGCGTGGAGTCCGCCGTGGAGTCCACGGCCCGGCGGGCCTACCGTGGCCGGCATGGCGGGAGCGGAGCAACTGCCCTCGGGGCGCTGGCGACTGATCGTGCACAGGGGCCGGGACCCCCTCACCGGCAAGAAGATGTACGACCGCCAGGTGGTCGACGCCACCGGGAAGCGGGACGCCCAGCGGCAGGCCGACGAGTGGGAGGTGGACCTCCGCCGCGGCGAGGTCACCCACAAGGCCGGCACGTTCGCCCAGCTCACTGAGCAGTGGATCGAGACCCGGGGCCGCCGCTGGTCCCCCACCACCCAGCGCGAGAACCCCCGCATCGTCGACCGCTACCTCACCAAGTCGCTCGGCGAGCTCGACGTCTCCGACATCGGCACCCACACCATCGACCGGTTGTACGGCGCGCTGCTCGAGCGGGGCGGGAAGTGCCGCAACCGGCCGTGCCCCCGCCAGCCGTGCAAGGACCACGGACCCCGGTGCGAGCGCAAGAAGTGCACCCGGCCGCCGTGCAAGGCGCACGAGGGGAAGTGCGCCGGCCTGGTGCCATGCGACCGCGCGCCGTGCCCCCACGGCGGGCCGCTCACCCCGGCGACCGTGCAACGCATCCACACCGTGGTCCGCTCGGCGCTCGAGCAGGCGGTCAAGTGGGGGTGGATCAGGCGCAACCCGGCGGAGCACGCCGAGCGCGGCGAGGTCATCGAGCAAGAGGTCGACCCGCCGGCGGCTCCCGACGTGGTGCTGCTGCTCGCCGAGGCCGAGGCGATCGACAAGCGGCTCGCCGTCTACCTGCTGGTGGCGATCGAGGCGGGCGCCCGCCGGGGCGCGGTGCACGCGCTGCGCTGGTCGCACCTCGACCTCGCCACCGGCACCGCCCGGTTCCCGAACGTGGTCGTGATCGGACCCAAGGGCACCGGGGTGGTCGAGCGGCCGGCCACGAAGTCGAAGCGCACCGCCCGCAACCCCATCGCTATCTCGCCGTGGCTGGTCGCCGCGCTGGTGGCCCACCATGACGACATGTTCGAGCGGGCCCGGGCGGCCGACGGCGTGCTGCCCTCGGACGCCCTGGTGTTCTCCGACGACCCGCTCGGCGCCCGCCCGTGGCGCCCGGACTCGACGAGCCGGAAGTTCCGGACGCTCCGGTGGGCCGCTGGCCTGGACGAGACCCGCCTGCACGACCTGCGCCACTTCATGGCCACCGTGCTCCTCGGGAACCAGATCGACCCGAAGGTCGTCGCCGGTCGGGGCGGCTGGTCGAAGGTGGCCACGATGCTCGACCGGTACGCGCACGTCATCCCAGCGAACGACCGGGCCGCCGCCGACGTGATGGGCCGAGCACTCCGGCCCGCCGAGGATCAGCCCTCGGGGTAGTTGATCGCAACCACCGTGTCGATCATCGACACGTGCTGCGGGCACAAGACCTGAGCGCCCGTCTCCAGGATGGCGGCGGTCACCCCGTCGGGGGTGCCGCCGGCGGCCGACGCGCCCCAGACCTGCGTCAGCCCGGTGATGGCGATCGAGCGACCCATCTCCGGCGAGTCTGAGAGGGCGTCGACCGTGTCCAGGGCGTCGCACCCGCCGGCGGCGACCTCGAGCGACGCCTGGAACCACTGCGGGGTCGGCGGGGCCCCGTTCGAGTCGACCCGGCCCGCGATCTCGGTGACCCACGCGGCCGCCTGCTCCGGCGTGTAGCCGGGCGGCGGGGTGACGGCGGGCAGCGTGGTGGTCGTGGTCGTGGCGACGATGGGCTCCGTGTCGTCGCCGCCCTGGCCGACGAGCGCCACCACTCCGACCGTGGCGCCGGCGACCACCAGGACGAGCGCCAGCCAGATGCCGTTCCGGGTGTACCACGGCCTGCGCCGGGGCGCGTGCGCCGGGGGCGCGCCGTAGGGGTCGTAGCTCATCGTCCCGCCTGCTCCCTGTCCGCCGTGGACCTGTCCTGCCGGCCGACACCGTAGTCGGCCCAGCACGCGGGGTCTGGTCGGTGGTGCAGCTAGCGGCGCGATCGGCGGTCCCGGTCGATGTCCCGGGCCCGCTCCACGGCGTCGTCGGGCACCCAGGTCTCGCCCTCGGCGGCAAGCTGCCCGAGCGCTTCGAGGAGCGCGGTGAGGGTGACGCCTCGGCGGGTGCAGAGGCGGTCCCATGCCTGGGCGGATGCGTCCGTGAGGCGGACGTTTCGGTGCTGCCAGGCCATACCCGCCACGGTGTCTCGCCCGGCGAGGTGCCCGGTGGTACGCCACTGTGCACCACCGACCAGGTGTTCTGACCTGGCCGTCGCGCGGTGGCGTTAGCCGAGCGCTACTCAACGAAGTGGCAAGAATTACTATTCGTGAGGGCTTGACGCCACTGTAGGTGAGCCAGTACTACGGGTGGTGGCGGGGTTCGCATAGGCGAACCAGGTAGAGGGACAGGCGCCCGGGGCCGGTCGGCCGCGGGGGCGGGAGGGAGGCGGGACGCATGGCCGTCATCGCGGACGGGATCAGGGTCGGGGTAACGGAGGCGCTCACGTCTCGGAGGTGCCTGGCCGCCGTCGTCATCGGCGTGCTGTGGATCGTCCTCGGCGTGCTCGGCGACGGCAAGTGGTGGGCCTGGGCCATGCTCATCAGCGGCAACGTGTCCGTCACCCTGGGCGTGTTCGTGCCGGTCCTCGGCTACCAGATGTCGCGCAGCCCCCAGGACGCCGCCCCCGACCCGTCGCTCGAGCCCGAGGTGCTGGCCCTGGTCCACGACCGCATCGCCCGCCTGGACGGGCGAATAACCCGGATCGTCGTAGCGCAAGACCAGTGCTTCGCCGGCCAGATCCGAACCGTCCGGTCCGAACTGTCCGAGGTGCTCGCTCAGCTGCGCTGAGCGGTCCGTTCCTCGAGCAGCCGGCGTAGCTCGGCGATCTCGGCCCGCATGGCGGACACCTCCGCATGCGTGGCCGGGGTCAGGTCGGCCGCCGCAGTGTGCGCGGCCTCGGCGGGCTCGCCGCCGGCGAGGATGCGCTCGATGCTGTCGTGGGTCCACCCGAGGGCCAGGGACAGCGAGGCGAGCTTGCTCTGTAGGTAGCTGGTCTGCCGGGCGTTCTCGATGAGGCTGAGCAGGCTGAGCGAGATCGCCCCGTTGGCGCGCTCGACCAGCTCGGCGGCCCTGAGCCCGCCCGGTGCGAGGGCGAGTCGGCGCGCCGCAACAGCGTCGGCGACGCGGCCCCAGGCCTCCTCGTCGCCCGTGACCCTGCGAGCGGGCATGTGCACATGATGCACGACCGCGGGAGGTCCGGCAACACCTAGCAACACCTTGCCTGATCCTGGCCTACGTGTAGCTGGGTGTTGCTAGATGTGACAACACGTGGCAGGATGCGGGACGTGCAGATCAACCCCGCAGCCCTCCGAGCGATCCGTGAGCGCTCCGGCATGTCCGTCACCCGGCTGGCCGAGGCCGCCGGCGTCGACCGGTCGCACCTCTCTCTGATCGAGGCCGGGCGCCGCAAGGCCAGCGAGGAGACGACCGTCGCTCTGGCCCGGGCGCTCAAGGTCGAGCTGCCGGCGATCCTCACGGACCCCGCCGAGGTGCCGGCGTGACGGCCGACGCCCTGACCGTCTCGGTGCCCGAGGCCGCCGTGCTGCTCGGCTACTCGGACACCGCCATCTACGACTTGCTCGACAAGGGCGTGCTGCCCGAGCTGCCGAGGGTCAACCGGCGCCGGCTCATCCCCCGTCGGGCCATCGACCAGATGGTCGACCACGCCATGGCCGGGTTCGACCCCGCCGCAGCGTTCGACCGCCTCAAGGCGGCGTCGTGACGCCGACCGGCGGCGTGTGGGAGCCGGGCGGCTGGCGCTACGCCGTCGGCACCTTCCTGCTCATCGCCGCCATGTGCGGCGCCCTGGCCTCTGGCGGGTTCGCCCGTCGGGCCGATGTCGCTCCGGCCGGCTCGCTGCCGGTCGTCGTGCTCAACGACGTCACGTTCGTGCCGGCCCAGCCCGGCCGCCCTGCGCCCGCCAGGGGCGGCGGCCTGGTCGCTGGCACTGCGTCGGAGGCGGCCGGCCCCGTCTCCGGCGCCCCCTCTCACAACGGAAGCGACCCCGATCCATCGCCCGGCAAGGAGCGGATCGGGGCCACCAACCACCAGGAGCGTAACCCATGACCACCACCGACCATCGGCCGCGGTCCACCAGGCTCGCCCTCTTCGGCATCGTGCCGGAGGACATCGTCGCCGAGGAGTACGACCCCGAGGGCGGCGGCATCGGGCTGCGGCTCGCGCCGTACCCGCAGAACGTCGAGGTGCACGACACCCTCGCCGGGCTCCAGTCGATCGTCACCGCCTGCCAGGCGCAGCTCGACAAGATCCGGGTCGCTCGGGACCTGGCCGCCGAGGCCGCCGACCAGGACGCGGCCGAGTGCGACCGCCTCGGTGCTGAGGCCGATGCCCAGCAGTCCTCCGAGGCGTACGCCGCCTGGGCGACCAACGCCGACGGGACGCCGTTCTGATGGCCGCCACCCTCACCCCGCTCCCGGTCCGCCGGCCCGGCTACTGGCTCCACGCCGTCGCCCTCGCCCGGACCGCCGAGGAGATCTTCACCGGCCCCGACGGCACCGTCGCCCTCGACCGGCTCCACAAGGTCACCGACCACGGGTGGGAGCGCATCGCCGCCCGGGCCGCGGTGCACCGCCCGGACGCCGTGACCACCCGGCTGGCCATCTCGCTCGTCGAGCACCGGGCCGCTGTCCCGTGGTGCGAGGGCGGGATCACCGGCCACGTCCCCGAGTCGCAGGTCGACGGCCACGGCGTCACCAACTGCCCCGAGTGCGGGCGCTACGTGCTCGCCACCGCCTGCTCCGAGGACGACGGCCGCACCTGGTCACCCGACATGCACCGGGCACCCCGGCAGGACCGCTGGCGCGACGCCGTCTACCAGCTGCCCCGCCAGACCCTCGACGGCGACCTCGCCGCGCTGGACCGCATGGCCCGCGACGAGGGCATCGCCTCCCTCGCCGGGGAGCTGGACGGATGACCGGCCTCGACTCCACGGCGCTCGACGTCCAGCTCGACGAGCTGGTCGACCGCCTCCAGAACGACCCCGAGTCGGTCGCCCCCGACGCCCTCCTGATCCGCGATCTGGACTGGGCCGGCCGAGCGCTCCGCCGCATCGCCCGCCTCAACCAGCGCATGGCCGAGATCGAGGCCCTGCACGAGGACCGGCTCAACGAGCTGGCGGCGTGGTTCGAGGCCGAGAAGGCGCGCGACGGGCACGCCCGCACGTACCTGGTCGCCCGGCTGCGCCAGTTCCACGAGGCCCGCCTTGCCGACGACCCCAAGGCCAAGACCATCCGGCTGCCCGAGGGCGACCTCAAGGCCCGCGCCGGGCAGCCCCGCTGGCAGATCAACGACGAGGCGTTCATCGCCTGGGCCACCGACGTCATGGACGACCTACTCCACCGCGAGCCCCGGGTCGACCGGAAGGCACTCAAGGCGGCGTTCGCCGACCAGGTGGCCGACGACGGCCGGGTCGTCACCGCCGCTGGCGAGATCGTCCCCGGCGTCGTCGTGCTGCCCCCCGAGACCACCTACACGCCCGCCCCCAACCCGATCGGCGGTACCCGGTGAGCCGGCTCGACGCCATCCGCACCGCGGCCCGCCCGAAGATGCACGGGCGGGCCCTGATCTCCGGCCCGTCGGGCGCCGGCAAGACCTGGACCTCGCTGTCGATGGCCAGCGTGCTGGCCGAGGGCGACATGACCCGGGTGCTCATGATCGACACCGAGCGCGAGTCGGCGCTCACCTACGCCGACGTGTTCCCCGGGTTCGCCCACCTGCCGTGGCGCCCGCCGTTCGACCCCACCGAGCTGTGCGACACCCTCGACAAGCTCGGCGACCAGTTCGCCGTCGTCGACATCGACTCGCTGTCGCACTTCTGGCGCAGCCAGGGCGGCACCCTCGACATCGCCGACGGGAAGATCGGCGGTTGGAAGACCGCCCGCCCCGTGCAGGAACGGCTCGTCCAGTCGCTGCTCGGCGTGAACGCCCACCTCCTGCTGTGCGTGCGCTCGAAGATGGAGTACCTCATCGAGGGCGGCCGGACTAACCAGACGGTCACCAAGCTGGGCATGGCCCCGATCCAGGACGACACCCTGGTTTACGAGGTCAACATCGCCCTCGACATCGACCTGGAGCACCGGATCACGGTGACCAAGTCGCGGACCCCGGCGGTGCCGGTCGGGCGCATGTACCCGGCCGGGCTCGAGCGCAAAGCGGCCGAGGACTACGCCGGGTGGCTGGCCGGCGGGGTGCCCCCGGCCTCCCGGGACGACGTCGACTCGGTGGTCGCCCAGTTCGGCGAGATCGTCGACGCCGAGGCCCGGGCCCGGGCCAAGACGATGTTCGTCGAGCTGTTCGGGATGCCGCACAGCCTCACGGCTGAGATGGTCGCCGAGGCCCGCGCCTGGCTGACCGAGCACCTGGCGACCGCCGCGGCGCAGGGGACGGAGCCCGCACCGGCCCCCGCGAGCGACGGGGCGGGGGAGGAGCCGGCGCCGCCCGGCCCCTCCCCCGATCCCATCCCCGACGAGCCCGAGTTCCACGACGGCAACCCCGACGACGAGCCCGCTCGGCCGCCGCTCGAGCCCGACGACGAGCGCCCCCGCTCGCTGCGGGATGTCGCCACCCGGTCGGACCTCGCGTTCCACCGGGCCGGCGAGGAGCAGCGCGCCAACCGGGCCAAGACCACGACCCTCGAGCGGCTGCGCCACGCCCTGATCCTCCTGGTGACCGGCGGGCAGACGGCGTCCCTCACCGAGTGCGACGCCACCCAGCTCGCCGCCGTGTGGGCCCGCCTCGGCGACATCTGCGAGGGCCGCACCACGTACCGGTACGACGCCGACGACAACGGATACGTCACCTTCGAGGAGGCGACCGGCGGGTCGGAGACCATCACCTGGGCCGACCTCGACGCCCAGCCCGAGGCGGTGCCGGCATGAGGGCGCCCCGGTTCGTCCGCCGGCGCCGGCTCGCCCGGGCCACCGCCCGCCGCATCCAGCGCGTCGCCGCCCTCGTCGGCCAGGCCGCCGACCCCGGGCCCGTGCCCTGCCTCGGCTCCGAGCGGCCCGCAGGCAACCGCGGCTCCGCCCGCTGCCCCGTGTGCGGCGGCACCGTCCCGGTCGTCCCCGACGGGGCCGGCTGGGGCGGCGCCGTGCTCGCTGTCCACCCCGTCGCTGAGGCCGACCGCCGGGAGCTGGGGCCCGACGGCCCGGCGGTGACCCCGTGATCGCTACCTCCGTCCAGGCCACCCTCTACACGGCGTCCGGCTGCCTCATCGCTCTGGCCATGGCCGGCGCCGCCGCCCTCGGCCGCCGCCGGGGAGGCCGCTGATGCCCCGCGACCTCCTGCTGTTCCTCGGCATCTGCGCCCTCTGGGCCGTCCCCACGGTGCTGCTCGTCATCTGGGCCGCCGTCGACGGCGGCCGCCCCCTCGGCGGTGACCAGTGACCGGCCCCCGCCCGTGGACGCCCGACGAGCGCATCCAGCGCGACGACGGCACGACGGCCAGGCGCATCGTCGTCAAGCAGTGCTGCAACGGCTGCGGCGTCAAGCTCGGCGACACCACCGAGGCCGAGATCGTGGCATCCATCGTCGGCGACCCGATCGACGTCCGGGCCGAGTGCCCCTACTGCGGGCTGGGCTCGGTCTGGGCGCTCTGCCGTCACTGGGACGACATCGCCAACGACACCGCCGGCGGTGCCCGATGACCCGCACCGCGCTCGCTCAGACCGAGGCCGAGTTCCAGGCCCAGGTCATCGACCTCGCCCGCATCACCGGATGGAAGGCCAACCACACCCGCCGCTCCATCGGCAAGGGCCGCCAGTGGACCACCGCCACCAGCGTCACCGGCTGGCCCGACCTCACCCTCTGGCGCCCGGGCCGCGGCGGCGTCATCTTCGCCGAGCTCAAGACCGACACCGGCAAGGTGTCCCTCGACCAGCAGACGATCCTCGCGTCGCTGCGGTCGGCCGGCGCCGAGGTCTACGTGTGGCGCCCCCGCGACTGGGACGAGATCGTCGCCCGCCTTCAGCGCCGGGAGGCATCGTGATGTTCCTCGCGACCGCCTCCGGCCCGACCGTCCGCCACGCCATCGCCGGCGGCCAGCTCGGCCAGATGGTCACCCCGGACGCCGGCAACCGGGTGGTCAACGGTGCCCGCTGGGCGCTCGACAACGGGTGCTTCTCCGACCGGTGGACGCCTGAGCGGTGGCTCGCCACGCTCGACCGCCACCAGAACGCGCCCGACTGCCTGTACGCCGTCGTGCCGGACGTGGTCGCCGACGCCCGAGCGACGAACGAGCGGTGGGCACGCTGGCATGGCGCCGCCCGCAACCGCGGCTACCGGTGCGCCTACGTCTTGCAGAACGGCTGCCGGTCCATCCCCGCGTCGGCCGGTGCCGTGTTCGTCGGCGGTGATGACCGGTTCAAGCTCGGTCCCGAGGTCCGAGCGCTCGTTGCCCTGGCCAAGCGCCGCCGCCTGTGGGTCCACATGGGCCGGGTCAACAGCCTCCGCCGCCTCCGGTACGCCGCCTGGCTCGGCTGCGACTCCGTCGACGGCACGTTCCTCGCCTTCGGACCTGACCGCAACCTGCCCCAGCTGCTCCGCTGGCTCCGGCTGGCCGCCGAGCCGACCCTGTTCGGAGGTGCGGCGTGACGGCCACGGCGACAGACCTGTTCTGCGGGGGCGGCGGCACCAGCCTCGGCGCCGAGGCCGCCGGGCTGCAGCTCGTCATGGCTGCCAACCACTGGCAGACAGCGATCGACGTCCACCAGGCCCACTTCCCCGAGGCCGGCCACGACTGCGCCGACATCAGCCAGGCCGACCCGCGCCGCTACCCGGTCACCGACGTCCTGCTCGCCTCCCCCGAGTGCACGAACCACAGCCAGGCCCGCGGCGTGTCACGCAAGCGGCAGGACCCGACCCTGTGGGACGCACCGGACCCGGCCGCCGAGCGCAGCAGGGCGACCATGTGGGACGTCGTCCGGTTCGCCGAGCAGATCCGGTACGCCGCCATCGTCGTCGAGAACGTCGTCGAGGCCACCCGCTGGGCGCTCTGGCCGGCGTGGCTCCAGGCGATGACCGCGCTCGGATACGAGCACCGGGTCCTCTCGCACAACTCCATGCACCACGGCGTCCCCCAGTCCCGGGACCGCATCTACGTGGTGTTCTGGCGCAAGGGCCTGCGGATCGACCTCGACCTCGAGCTGCAGGCGTGGTGCCCGCGCTGCGACGCCGCCCGGACCGTGCGCCAGGCGTGGAAGCCCGACCGGTGGGTCGGCCGCTACCGCCAGCAGTGGACCTGGGCGTGCGGTAGCTGCGGGGTCCGGTGCGAGCCCGGGACCAGCCCGGCCGCCGAGATCATCGACTGGGGCCTGCCGTGCCCGCGGATCGGTGACCGGCGAACGAAGAAGGGCAAGCCCAAGCCGCTCGCCGACGCCACCCGCGCCCGCATCCTCGCCGGCCTGCAGCGGTACGGCTGGGCTCCGGTCGTCACCGCCGGCGCCGGCCACGTCTACGAGACCACCCCGGGGAACCGGGCCCGGCCGCTGACCGACCCGCTGTCCGTGCAGGGCGGGACATCGCAGCACGCCCTCGCCACCCCGCCCGAGGGGATGATCGTGCCGCTGCGCCGCAACGGCCAGGCCCAGGGCGCCGATGAGGTGCTGTCCACCGTGACCGCCGGCGGCAACCACCACGCCCTCGTCATCACGAACGACCACGCCAACCGGGCCCGCTCGGTCGGCGAGCCGCTGCCGACCGCCACGACCGGCAACCGGCACGGCCTCCTCATGCGGAACAACGGCGGCGGCGCCGAGATGGTCACCCCGCTCGACGAGCCCGCCCGCACGGTCACCACCAAGGGCCACCAAAGCCTGCTCGTGCCGTACAACGGCACCGGCCAGGCCCGCCCCGCCGACCGGCCGCTCGGCGCCCAGCCCGCCACCGACCGGTGGTCGCTCGTCGACATCGAGGCCCTGGTCGACGACTGCGGGTTCCGGATGCTCGAGCCCCACGAGATCGCCGCCGCCATGGCGTTCCCCGCTGGCTATATCCCCTCGGCGCTGACCAAGCGCGACCGGGTCAGGCTGGCCGGCAACGCCGTCACGCCGCCCGTCATGCAGTGGATCACCGGCCGGATCCTCCAAGCGCTCGAGGCGGCAGCGTGACGGCCCGGCTCCTCGTGGGCGACGTGTGGGACCGCCTGGGCGAGCTGCCCGACGGGTCGGTGCACAGCGTCATCACCTCGCCGCCGTACTGGCGGAAGCGCCGCTACCTCCCGCCGGACCACCCGCTCGCCGACCGTGAGATCGGACAGGAGCCGTCGCCCGGCGACTTCCTCGCCACGATGCTGCGCCTCACCGATGAGCTGTGGCGGGTCGTCAGGGACGACGGGACCATCTGGATCAACCTCGGTGACACAGCCGCGGTCTCCGGTGGCGCCGGCGGCGACTACGACCCCGGCGGCCGCCGGGAGGGCCAGAACCGCTACGAGGGTTCGGGGCGAGCAAGCCGGCGCCGCGACAAGACCCCGGTCGCTGCCGTGGCGCGAGCAGCCGGGCTGGGTGTCCCGCTCGCCAAGTCGGTGTGCTGGATCCCTGAGCTGTTCGGCGCGTCGCTCGCCTACGGGCGCAACCTTCTGACCGGTGAGCCCTGCCGGCAGTGGATCACCCGCCCCAAGGTCACGTGGTGCAAGCCGACGATCACCCCCGGCAGGTGCGACGACCGGTTCCGGGTCGCGACCGAGCTGTTCGTGTGGGCGTCCAAGCAGCCGGTCTACTACTGGGACCGGGCTTCGATCCTTGAGCCGCTGGCGGCCTCGCCTGGCAATCGGTACACGCGGCGCATCACGTCGGCCGACCGGGCCATGCGGGACCAGGGCGAGCAGACGGCGAACACGTTCACCGCTGAGTACGACCCGACGCAGGCTGATGGCGCGCCGCCGATGGACTGGTGGGTGGTCAACACCTCCGGCTATGCCGGCGCCCACTTCGCGACGTTCCCGCCGGAGTTGATCGTCCGGCCGGTGCTGGCCTCGTGCCCGCCCGGCGGGACGATCCTCGATCCGTTCGGCGGATCCGGCACGACCGCCGTGGTCGCCACCGGTCACGGCCGGAACTGCGTCCTGATCGACTTCGATGAGCGCAACGCCGTGCTCGCCGCCGAGCGGGTCGGCATGTTCCTCGAGGTCGACCACCCGATCACGGAGGCGGCGTCGTGACCGGTCTCGTCGTGCTGGTCGTCGCTGCGTGGGCCGGGCTGACGCTCGACGCCTGGTACCGGGAGCACCCGGACCCGGCGCCGCCGGACCGGAACCTGGGGTGGGTGCTGGAGCGGGCCACCGGCCGCCGCCACCCCGGTATCCCCGCGCCGCCGCGGCCCCGGCCCATCGCGCTCATCGCCGACCCCATGGCACGACGCGAGGCCGCCGCCGCGCACTGCCGCCGCCGCCACGCCATCGCCAAGACCGACCACCACCCCGACCCGATCGGAGCCTCGTGATCTTCGACGCTCGCACCATCGCCCGCGGCTGGCTCGCCGCCGCCCTCGCCTCCGGCAAGGACAGCGGCCGCCCCTCCCTCGACCGCACCGTCTACATCGAGTCCTACGCCGAGGGCGTCCGCTTCGTCGCGACCGACAGCATCACCCTGCTGCACGTCTGGGTCCCGGACATCGAGCACGAGCTCGACCCCGGTCCCACCCTCGACGAGGCACCGATCAAGACCGCCATCGCGATCGACACCCACGGCCGTGCCAAGGGGTTCCTGCAGCACCTCCTCAAGCTCGCCATCACGGCCCAGGAGGAGGACCGGGACGCGGTCGAGGTGCGCCTGCGCCTCGACGTGGCGGACCGCCCCGCCGTCCAGGGTCAGGCCACGTTCGAGGGGCTGGAGGCCCGGTTCGTCGTGCTCGAGCAGCCCGACGTCGGCGACGAGGCCGAGCGCATCAAGCTCGTCACCTGCGAGGGCGTCTACCCGACCTGGCGCACGCTGCTCGAGCAGTTCACGCCGGAGCTGACGACCCAGCTCGCGCTCGCTCCGAAGGTCGTCGGCCAGCTGGCCAAGATCGGCCAGTGGTACCCCCGGGCCCGGCTCGGCTGGTCGTTCGGCGGGGAGAACAAGGCCGCCCGGCTCACGGTCATCGACTCCGAGCCGTACGTCGAGGGCGTCGTCATGCCGGTCCGGTGGGACATCGACGCCAACGCCCCTCGGGTCGATGACGTAGTCGCTGAGGCCGAGGGCATCGCCCGCGACGCCGCCGACGCCGGGGGAGACGACGAGGAGGGCAGCGCAGATGCCTGAGACCCTCGCCTACACGGGCCAACTCGTGATCGTCACGTGCTGGTGCGGCATCAACCACGCGATCCCCAGCGACCTCAACGCCTGGGCCAACGCGAGCGCCAAGAACGCCGTGCACTGCCCCCTCGGCCACGAGTGGGTCCGGCGCGAGTCGGAGGCCGCCAAGGTCCGACGGCAGCTCGAGCGTGAGCGCGAGCGGGCCACGTTGCTGCGGAGCCGGGTCGACCAGGAGCGTGCCCGTGGCGACCACGAGGCCGCCCGGGCACGCGGGTACAAGGGCGCGCTGACCAAGGTCAAGAAGCGGGTGGGGAACGGCGTGTGCCCGTGCTGCCAGCGGTCGTTCCCCGACCTGGCCGCCCACATGGCCGGCCAGCATCCCGACTACGCCGACGGCGCCGCCTGATGGCGCAGGTCAGCTATGACGCCGACTACCTGGCCGACGACCTCGCCGGCTGCCTCCTCTGGTTCTGGCCGCCGTACTGGGTCCGGGCCGGCATCCGCCGGTTCCGGGCCCGGCGGGCGCGCCATGACCCCGCGTGGGTCGACCCCACCACCGGGACCCTGTGATGCCGCGCCTGATGTCCGTCGCGCTCACCGAGGCCGCCGTCGTCGACCGCACGAAGACCGTCACCCGCCGCCTCGGCTGGCGGATGCTCAAGCCGGGCGACCGGCTCACCCTCTGCCGCAAGGTCATGGGCCGCCGCAAGGGCGAGCCGCTGGTGCGACTCGCCGAGGTCGAGGTCGTGTCCGTCCGCCGCGAACGTGTGTGGGACATCACCGACGGCGACATCGCCCGCGAGGGCGTGCCGGTCGATCTGTTCGACGAGTGGTGGACCAGCAACGGCCAGCCCACCCCCCGAGCGTGGGTCGCCTGGTTCTGCGATCAGATGCGCTGCCGGCCCGACGACGACATCACGCGCATCGAGTGGCGCTACGTCATCGCAGACCCGGGCCGTCCCCAGCCCGCGGCCAGCATCGACCGCTCGCCCTCGTCGACCACCTGCGGGCGGTCGTCGTGAGCCTCGCGGGGCGGGTGCACATCGAGGTGGGCGACCACGTACCGGTCGGCCGCATCCGTCGCATCCTCCGCCGTCGCGTACACCGTGCCGCCACCCAGCCACAGGCCCCCGGCGTGCGGGCAGCCCCGAGGTTCGATGTACAGGCCGAACCGGCCGGAGCCCTCGGTCACGACGGCGTAGCGGTGCCCGTCGACGCCGTGGCCGACCCACTCCCGGCCCGGGGTGACCTCGCTCCACTGCAGCCCCACGACACGAACATACGTCCGCCTGTCGCCGACGTCGAGCGAGCACCCAGTCGACCCAGTAATCTGGGTCCGATGGGGAATGCGACCACGGTGGTCGACAGCCGGGACCCCGGCGCGCTCGACACCCCGGCCGACGGCACCCTCCGCGTCGTCGTCCACCCCCTCTGCAACGCCTGCGGCGACCCCATCGCGGCCCCGACCGCTGGCGATGGCCGCTGCGCCGCCTGCCGGGCGACCGGGCGGACCTGATGCCCGGCGACGCCGCATCCCACCGCTACGGCCGCCGAGGCGGGGGCTGGCTCCCCGCGGCCCCCGCCGAGCTGCCGCCCGGCCACTGCTGGACCTGCCGCCGCCGCCCCGCCCGCTGCGAGGCCGTCGCCATCACCCGCCGCCGAGACGGCATGACCGAGACCGACGCCTGGCCCGTCTGCGACGGCTGCCGGGCCCAGGGCGAGCGCACCCGCGCCGCCTCCGCTACCGGGCGCTCATCGAGCCCCACGAACCCACGGAGACCGCAGCCTGATGGCCAGCTGGTCCTATGCCACTCACCGCGAGGAGGCCATGGCCGCCGCCCGAGCCGAGCGCACCGAGCTCGACCCGCCGCCCGCCGCCGCCCTCGACAAACCCCAGCCCGCCGCCCGGTGGGTCATCAACGCGCACTGCGCCCGCTGCGGCGGACCGCTCGAGCACCAGGCCCAGAGCGTCACCAACGGGGTGACCGCCCAGGCCACCGGCCGGTGCGTCCCCTGCCGGCGCACCTACAGCGTCGTCGTCCGCCTCCACGACGTCACGAAGGACATCAACCACCGGCCGGCCAAGGTCGCCGGCTCCACCCACGGCACGTACAGCTGCTACGCCGCCGGCTGCCGGCGCCCCGAGTGCCGCGCCGCCGCTGCCGCCTACCAGCGCGACCGGCGGGCCAGCCAGCGCGCCCAGGTGCCCGCGTGAGCAGCCACGGCGTCTACGACGACGGCCGCCCGTACGAACCCCCCGAGCCCGCCGGCGAGCTGGTCCCCGTGGCGGTCCAGCCCGACCAGGTGGTCACCGGCACCGGCGAAGTCATCCCCGCCGGCGACACCCCCACCTGCCCCCGCTGCGGGCTCCACGACCGGGCCAGCCGGATCAACCACCCCCACGGCCGCTACTACTGCAGCTGCGGCCACCTGTTCGAGGGCACCCAGGCCGAGTGGCACCGCCTCGCCAAGACCCGCCGGGCCGCCATCGCGCTCCGCAACGGCGACGTCGCCCCGATCAAACCCGAGCCCCGCGTCATCCGGAGAGGCACCTGATGCCCCGCCCGCAGCGCCCCTGGTTCCGGTTCTACGTCGAGGCCCTGTCCGACCGGAAGCTGCGCCGCCTCACCCCCGCCCAACGCTGGCTCTGGGTCGCCGTGCTCGGCGCCGCCCGCCAGTCCCCCGTCCCGGGCGTGCTGCTCGTCTCCGACGACGAGCCGATGGACCCCGACGACCTGGCCGACATCGCCGGCATGACCCGACGCGAGGTCGTCAAGGCGCTCCCGCTGTTCGAGCGGGCCGGGATGATCGACCGCGACGACGACCTCGACGCCTGGCGGGTGACGAACTGGGGGACCCGCCAGTGGGAGAGCGACGACACGACCGAACGGACCCGGAAGCACCGTCGTAGGAACGTTCCAACAACGGCCGTAGGAACGCCTCCAGAGACAGAGGCAGATACAGATCCCTCCCCCCAGCCCCCCGGACCCTCACCCGAGCCGACGCCCACGCCGGCCGGAGGGATCATCGAGCAAGCCGTCGAGCTCGCCGCCAAGCGCTACGGCCAGCACGAGCAGACCCAGGGCCGAGGCCGGGCCGCCGAAGGGCTCGCCAGCTACTGGCTCCAGCAGAACGCCACCGGCGCCCGAGAGCGTGCCCGAGCCCTGCTCGCCGACTACGACCTCGGACTCACCCAGCTCGCCGACGCCCTCACCCAGCCCAACCCCCGCTGGCTGGAGTCGTTCCGCCGTCGCACCCCCGCCGGCGCCGCATCGTGACCGGGCACCGCTGGCCGCTCGAGCCGCTGGCTCGCGCCATGGGCATCACCCTCGGCCGGGTCGGTGGCCAGCAGCCCGGCCAGCTACCCGAGGGCCTGGCCGACATCGCCGACCGCCTCGGCGTCTCCCACCGCACCGCCCGACGCTGGCACCAGCACGGCCTCTCCGAGACCCTGGCCGACCGCCACGCCGTCGCCGCCAGCCACCTCCCCCGAGACATCTGGCCCGACTGGGACGACCCCGTACCCCCCGAAGACCTGGCCGGGACCGCCGCAGCGAACTGGGCCAAGACCACCTGCCCCGCCGGCCATGCCTACGACGGCGTGGACGGCCGGGGCTGGCGGACCTGCACCCCGTGCATCGCCGAGCGAGTCCGCCGACATCGCGCAAAGACCCAGGTCGCAACACTCGTTACGGAGACCGCCGCATGATCCGAGACGGCTACACCACCATCGTCGGCGGCGGCCTCTGGCTCGCCGGCGCCAGCCTCGGCGTGGCCACCATCCTCGCACCCCTCACCGCCACCCTCGTGGCAGCCCGCCGCGCCTGGCTCCGCCACGGACGCTGGTGGACCACCCGAACCCGCCTCACCCTCCAGCGCATCCGGCCCAGCCGGACCCCACGATGACCCCATGCCGGCCCCGATCACCGACGAGCAACGACAGCAGGTCATCGACCTCTGCCACGCCGGCAAGAGCCGCAACGCCATCGCCGCCGAGGCCGGCGTCAGCCCCAGCACCGTCACCAAAGTCGCCAAAGAGATCGGCCACCGGTTCGCCCAGTCGAACCTGGCGCACGCGCATGAGGCTCGGTCGGCGTACTCGGCGGAGCGGCGGGCGGAGATCGCTGCTCGGCTCACCGTGGAGGTCGAGCAGCTGCTCGACCAGCTGCACGGCGAGTACCTGGTGTTCAACTTCGGCGGGCGGGACAACACGTACGAGGAGCACGAGCTGGTCGAGCCGCCGGTCGAGGCCAAGCGCATGCTGATCCAGGCCGCCCGGGAGGGGATGCGCACGGTGCTCGACATCGACCGGCACGACAACCGCAACGACGAGGGCCTGGCCGCCGTGGACCGGTGGCTGCAGGACATCGTCGGAGGAGCAGCATGACCACCCCCGACCCCAACGACGTCCTCGACCGGTACGACCGCTACATGCAGGACCCCGACGCCCTCGGCCCCACCGGCCAGAGCGTGCTCATCCGGGACCTGGGTCGTGCCCTCCGCTGCGCCATCGACACCGACCCGCCGACGTGGTTCGACCAGCAGGAGCCGTGCCCGCGGTGCGGCCACTTCTGCGTGGACCACGCCGCCTGCGCCCCGACGCGCTACAGCCCGATCGTGGACTGCGGGTGCACCCACCCGGCGCACTTCGAGGGCGACCTCACGGCCGACGTCGAGCCGCCGGGGACCGGCGTGAGCGGCATCTACCCGCGCCTCGAGGTGTTCGAGCGCATCCGCACCGACCACCCCGTCCGCATCCGCCCCACCGACTGGGCCTGCTCAACCTGCCACTTCGAGGTGCTGGTCTCGCTCATAGCCCCGGACGGCCGCCTCCCGTGCGGCCACGACCTCGGATGCCCACCCCAGGCGTTCCGGGTGCGGGTCGACCAGTGGACCGCCCGCTACCTCATGGCCAAGGCCACCGTCGCCACGCTCACCGCAGGCCGCTGGTGACCGACCACGCCGCCACGCCGCCCGACCCGCCGCGCAACGAGTGGGCCGAGGCCCAGGCGCGGCTCGACCAGCTGTGGGCGGACCTCGCCGCCGAGGCCAGGGCCGAGGCCGAGGTCGAGCTGCGGGCGGCGATCACCGGCGAGCCGCCGCCCGGCTGACGGCCTACCCGCGGCCGATCATGGCCGCCATGAGCGCCGCCGAGCCCGAGCTGCCGCCGCCCGGGGACCGGGTCTGCCGCAAGGTGTTCGAGCACGGCTGGGCGCTGTTCGACCGCGAGACCGGTGCTCGGGTCGGCCCGTGGTCGTTCCGCCGGAAGGTGGTCCTCGCCCGGCGTGGCCGTTGCGCGGTCTACGTGCCGTCGCCGTCCGGCGACTACGGCGAGTCCGGGGTATGCCCCGGCGAGGCGGTGGTGGCCTGCCCGGTCCGGGTCGACCCGGCCACCGGCGAGGACCGCATCGACGACCTGTGCCAGCACCACTACGACCGCTGGCTCGCGCACCGCCGCCGTCCCCGGCGTCCGATGCAGCTCACCCTCGCCCTGGCATCGTGACCGCGACGGTCACGCCGCTCGTCGGCAAGCAGCGCCGGTCCGTCGAGCTCGCCACCGCCCGCCTCAACATCTGGGAGGGCAGCGTCCGCTCGTCCAAGACCGTGTGCTCGCTGCTGCGCTGGCTGCTCTACGTCCGCCAGGGCCCGCCCGGGAACCTGGTCATGATCGGCAAGACCGAGCGCACGCTCAAGCGGAACATCATCGACCCGCTCGTCGAGATGATCGGGCAGAAGCGGTGCCGGGCGAAGTGGGGCGACGGCGAGCTGATGCTGCTCGGCCGGCGGATCTACCTGGCGGGGGCGAACGACGCCAAGGCCGAGGACAAGATCCGGGGCCTCACGTTGGCCGGCGCCTACGTCGACGAGGTCTCGCTGCTGCCGCACGGGTTCTGGTCCATGCTCCTCACCCGCCTCTCGGTCGAGGGCGCTCAGCTGTTCGGGACCACCAACCCCGACAACCCGCAGCACTGGCTCATGCGGGACGTGCTCAAGAAGGCCCGCACGTGGCTACGCCACGACGGCCGCCTCGTCCGCTCGGACGCGCCGGGCCGCCTCGACCTCGCCCGGTTCTCGTTCCGGCTGGCCGACAACCCCACGCTCAGCGCTGCGTACCTCGCCGCGCTCGCCGCCGAGTTCCAAGGCCTCTACCGGCTCCGGTTCATCGAAGGGCTGTGGGTGCTCGCCGAGGGCGCCATCTTCGACACCCTCGACGTCGAACCCGGCGGCGCGCACGTCGTCGCCGACGTGCCCCGCTCAGCCAACGGCGCGCCGCTGGCCCGGGAGTGGGTGCTGGCGATCGACTACGGCACGGCGAACCCGTTCGTCGCCTTGCTGATCGGCCTGTTCGATGACGTCGACGAGAAGGGCCAGCCGTTCGAGCGCATGTACGTGGCCCGGGAATGGCGCTGGGACAGCCGGGCCGAGCACGGCCAGAAGACCGACGCCCAGTACAGCAAGGCGCTGGGCACCTGGCTCGACGGGCTCGCCCCGGAGCTGGGCCGGGTCGAGCTCGACCGCATCATCGTCGACCCCTCGGCCGCGTCGTTCATCGCTCAGCTGTGGGCCGACGGCTGGCACGGCGTGCGCGGCGCCGACAACAGCGTCACCGACGGCATCCGGTCCACGGCCACCCTGCTGGCCGCCGACCGGCTGCGCATCCACGAGTCGTGCGCCACCGAACACCGCGCCGCCCGAGCGTCCGAGAACGACCTGCTCGGCGAGCTGGCCGGCTACGTCTGGGACCCCACGGCGGCGGCCAAGGGCGAGGAGCGCCCGGTCAAGGACGCGGACCACGGCCCCGACGCGCTGCGCTACGGCGTGATGGGCACCAGGTTGTGGTGGCGGCACTGGCTGACGATCGACCCGACGGCGGCCGGCGACGGGATGGCCGAGGCGGCCTGACCTACCCGCCGCCGATGGTGGTGGACGTGGGGACGGCCCGTCCTCCGCCGGCTCCCCGGAGGCGGCCCAACCCACGTGTCGGGGTGGAGCAGTTGGTCAGCTCGCCGGTTTCATAGGCCGGAGGTCGCAGGTTCAAATCCTGCCCCCGCCACCTACCCGCATCGCCGCCCCTGGCTCCGGCTGGGGGCGGCGCCGCGCCTGGCCTACCCGGGGCGGACCGTGGACCGGTGCCGCTCCCCGACAACCCGAACGAGCCGTGGCCCCCGCCGCACTGGGCGCCGATCGCCCGGGACCAGGCCGAGGCCGCCGTCTGGTACAGCGGCGACCAGGACGCACTCGCCCGCTTCTACGGCGCCCAGACCAACGGCCAGGACCGCCGCCCCTCCGACGGCCTGCGCTCCGTCGCCGGCAAGGTCTCGGCATGGTTCTGGGGCCGCCGCTACGGCGACGAGCACACCGACCGCCAGCGCATCCACGTCCCCGCCGCCAGCGACGTCGCCGCCACGTCGGCCGACCTCCTGTTCGGTGAGCCCCCGTCGCTCGTCATCCCCGAGGCCCACGAGGCCAACGCACCCAGCGACGCCAAGGACGCCGAGGACCGCCTCAACACGCTGGTCGAGGAGGACGGCATCGCCTCCACGCTCCTCGAGGCCGCCGAGATCTGCGCCGCCATCGGCGACGTCTACCTCCGCCCCCTCTGGGACCGCGACGTCGCCCCCGACCACCCGCTACTGACCGTCGTCCACGGCGACCGCGCCCTCCCCGAGTTCCGATGGGGCCACCTCGTCGCCGTCACGTTCTGGCGGGAGGTGATGCGCAAGGGCGCCGAGGTCTGGCGCCACCTCGAGCGCCACGAGCCCGGCCTCATCCTCCACGGCCTCTACGTCGGCCGCGACAACGTGCTCGGCGCCAAGGTCGACCTGGCCCGCCACGACGCCACCGCCGGCTTCGACGTCGACGAGCTCGGCGCGATCAACACCCGCGACCTGCTGGGCGTCGACGGGCTGATCGTCCGGCACGTCCCCAACGTCAAACCGAACCGCCGCCACCGCGGCTACCCGATCGGACGCCACGACACCACCGGGCAAGAGGGACTGATGGACGCCCTCGACGAGACGTTCACGTCGTGGATGCGCGACATCAGGCTCGGCAAGGCCCGCCTGGTCGTCCCGAACGAGTTCCTGGTCAGGGCCGGGCGCGGGGCCGGGGCGCGGTTCGACACCGACCAGGAGGTGTTCTCACCGCTCGACATCGACCCGTCGTCGGCGGAGAAGGCCGGCATCACCCCGGTCCAGTTCCAGATCAGGGTCGCCGAGCACGAGCGCACCGCCATGGCGCTGTTCGAGCGGATCGTGTCCGGCGCCGGCTACAGCCCCCAATCGTTCGGCCTAGAGGGCGACGGCGCCACCCAGACCGCTACCGAGGTCGACGCCCGACAGGACCGCTCGGCCCGCACGAACGGGCGCAAGCAGCGGTACTGGCGGCGCCCGTTCGAGGACGTCGCCGAGCTGCTGCTCGTCATCGACAACAAGGTGTTCGGCTCCGGCGTGGAGCCGTACCGGCCGCGCCTGGACTTCCCCGACGCCAGCGAGGCCGGCACCCGGGACATGGCCGAGACGCTGAACCTGCTCACCATGGCCGCGTCGGCGTCGATCGAGACGCGGGTGCGGATGTTCCACCCGGAGTGGGACGAGACCCAGGTGCAGGAAGAGGTCGAGCGGATCAAGGACGAGCAGCCGGGCGGCGGCGGGTTCTCACCGGACCCGACCGGCCTCCCCCCGGCCGGCGGCGAGCCCGAGCCCGACGCCACCAGCGGCGAGCCTGATCCGGCGGACGACCAGCCGCAGGGCGACACCGGCCCGCCGTCGTGAGGCCCCGCACCAACCAGCACCCCGACACCGGCTACGTCACCCGCAGCAAGGTCACCCGGAACTGCCGGGGCTGCGGCAAGGTCGCCTACTCGTCCCGGAAGCTCGCCGCGGCGGCGGTCGCCCGCATCCGCCGCCAGACCGGCGACCAGGCGCTCGAGGTGTACCACGACTACGGGTGCCACGCCCTCCACATCGGACACCGGCCGGTGTTCGACCCCGAGAAGGCCCGCGGCACCGCCCGGGTCAGAGAGGCCAGCTGATGCGCCCTGTACCGATCCCCGACGGCGTGGCCGAGGCCATGGGCGGCCGCCGCGTCGTCATCGGCGAGCCCGGCGACCCCACCCGCACCGACGTGCGCCCGTGCGAGTACGTCGCCACGCTGTCCGAGCTCTACCCCGGCCGGCCGTGCGTGACCGCTCTGGTCGAGCTCGACGACGACGACCGAGCGGCCATCGCCGACGGCGCCCGGCTGTCGCTCACCCTCGACGGCGGCGAACTGCCGTGGAGCCTGGCCGTGGAGCCCCGGACGTGAGGCCGGTCCCGATCCCCGACGACCTCGTGCCCGCAGGGTGCAAGCGGTTCATCATCTCCGCCCCCGACGGCGACCTGACGAGCGACCAGATCCGCCCCGTCGAGGCCGTGGCCGGCGTCGTCGACGGTCAGGTGCTCATGTCCATGCTCCTGGCCATGGAGCCCGGCGACCTCGACCGGCTCCGCGCCATGGAGACCGAGCTGGGCGTGGCCGGCGTGTGGCTCACGATGATGACGAACCAGATCCCGGCGTTCTCGGTCGACATCGCCGACGCCGGAGCCTGACCCGTGCCGGCCACGCCGGACCCCGACCTCGCCCTCCGCCTGGCCAAGACGACCGCCGACATCTACGGCGACGCCGCCGCCCAGATGCTCGACCTCGTCGCGCGCCGCCTCGCCACCGGCATCGACCGGCCCGGCTGGGCCGAGGCCAAGCTCGTCGAGCAGATCCGCCTACGCGGCGACCTGCAGGCGATCGTCGACCGGCTCGCCGTGCTCGGCCCCGACGCCATCGGCGAAGCCCTGGCCGACGCATGGTCCGCCGGCCTCGACGACGCGCTCGAGGACCTGACCGAAGGCGAGGCCCGCGGCGGGTTCGGGCGGACCAACACGAGGGCGGTCGACGCCCTCGTCACAGAGACCGTCACCGCCGTGCAGTCCACGCACGGCCAGATCATCCGCTCCACCATGGACGCCTACCGCGCCGTGATCGCCGAGACCAGCGCGCCCGGCGTCGTCACCGGCACCGCCACCCGCCGCCAGGCCGCACAGCGCGCCCTCGACCGCTTCGCAGTCGAGGGGATCACCGGGTTCCGCGACCGCGCGGGGCGCCGGTGGGAGCTGGAGTCCTACACCGAGATGGCCGTCCGCACCTCGGCCGGGCGGGCGCAGGTGGCCGGGACGCTCGACCGGTTCGTCATCGCGGGCCGCGACCTCGTCATCGTCTCCGACCACGGCCAAGAGTGCCGGGTGTGCCGCCCCTGGGAGCGCAGGGTCCTCTCCATCTCCGGGCGCACACCGAAGGGCACCGTGCTGTCCGACGGCGTCCGCGTGGCCGGCACGGTCGCCGAGGCCCGAGGCGACGGGCTGCTCCACGCCAACTGCCGCCACCGACTCACGGCCTACACCCCCGGCCTGACCCGCCCCGGCCGCCCCCAGTCCGACCCCGAAGGCGACCAGGCCCGCCAGCGGCAGCGGGCGCTCGAGCGGCAGGTGCGGGCGTGGCGCCGCCGCGAGGCCACCGCGCTCGACGACCCGGCACGGGCACGAGCGCGGACGGGCCTGCGGGACGCACGGGCGCGGCTACGGGCACACATCGCCGAGCACGACCTCCAGCGTCAGCCCGCCCGGGAGCAGGTCGGCCGGGCCCGTTGACCTACCCGGTCGGGACGATGACCCCGATGCGAATCGACACCGCCCCCGGGGGCAACGATGACGATCTGACGTTCGACACGGTGCTGGTCGACGGCCGGCGCCTGGTCCACCTGTGGTCCGACGGCACCGTGCTGCCCGTGGTCCGCGGCGGCGAGGGCCCCAACGATCCTCCCGCGGATCCGCCCGCTGACCCCCCGGCCGACCCGCCCGCCGATCCCCCCGCGGATCCGCCCGCCGACCAGGCCAAGGGCGGCAAGGGCGACCAGCCCGTCAACATGACCCAGGCCGAGCTCGACGACATGATCGAGAAGCGCCTCGCCAAGGCCAAGGGCAGCTGGGAGTCCGACTCCAAGAAGGCGGCCGACCGGGCCAAGCTCGACGAGACCGAGCGGTTGAAGGTCGAGAAGGCCGACGCCGAGAAGGCCGCCACCGCAGCGACCGAGGCCGCCGCCTCGCGCATCGTCCGCTCCGACGCCCGCATCGCCGCCGTCGAGGCCAAGGTCAAGGCCGACCGCGCCGTCGCGTTCGTGAAGCTGCTCGACCTCTCCGACGTGACGGTCAACGACGCCGGCGACGCCGACGCCAAGGCACTCAAGAAGGCCATCGACGCCGGCCTCAAGGACTACCCCGAGTTCAAGGCCGCCGACGCCGGCAACGGCAACGGCAGGGGCGGCTCGAGCGGCGGGGACATGAACGGCGGCGCCGGCCAGGGCCGCGCCACCAAGATCGAAGACGCCGTGGCGGCCCGCCTCAAGGCCGGCTGACCACAGCACCCCTCCGACGGGAGGCGAAACACGGGCCCCACGGGGCAGGGGACAGCGCCGGCACCCACCGGCCTCCGACGGGAGAGAAACGGGGCCCTCCGGGCCAGGGGAGAACGCTCGCACCCACGAGCAGGACACCAGACGCACGGAGGCAACCATGCCCGTCACCCTTGCCCAGGCCGCCCTCAACACGCAGGACGACCTCGACGCCCTCATCATCGACGAGTTCCGCAAGAGCTCGGCGATCCTCGACGCCCTCCCGTTCCACGACACCGTCAACCCCATGGGCGGCGGGACGACCCTGACGTACGGCTACCACCGGCTGGTCACCCAGCGGTCGGCCGCCTTCCGTCCGATCAACAGCGAGTACACGGCGGAGGAGGTGACCAAGGAGCGGTTCACGGTCGACCTCAAGCCCCTCGGCGGCTCGTTCCGCATCGATCGTGTGCTCAACGACATCGCCCGCTCGAGCGAGACGGCACTGCAGCTCCAGCAGCTCATCAAGGCCACCCGCACCCGGTTCCAGGACGAGGTCATCAACGGTGACGTGGCCGTCGACGCCAACGGTTTCGACGGTCTCGACAAGGCCCTGACCGGCTCGACGACCGAGGTCAACGCCGCCGGCACCGACGCCCGCGCGGACTGGGTCGACCTGGACGCCGCGACCTACACGTCGCAGCGGGCCTACGACCTGCTCGACGAGCTGTTCGGTGTGCTCGACGGGCCCCCGTCGCTGCTCATCTCCAACGACCTGGTGGCGGCCAAGCTGCGGGCGATCGCCCGCCGGGCCAACGTCTACGTCGAGCGCCCGGTCGAGGGCCTGCGCGACAGCTTCGGCAACCCGATCAACCGGCAGATGGTCGGCAACGCCGTGCTGGTCGACGCCGGCGAGAAGGCCGGCAGCTCGCAGCGGATCGTCCCCGTCTACGACCCCGACAACTCGTCGTACACGATCACGCACTCGACCGGCACCGACGGCGGCACCTTCCGGGTGCGGGTCGACGTCAACGGCGACGTGGACGAGACCGACGAGCTGGCGTGGAACATCTCCACGGCCGACCTCGACACCGCGCTCGAGGGCCTGTCCAACGTCCCCGCCGGTGCCGTCACGGTGACGGGCTCGGCCGGCGTCAACTACACCGTCACGTTCGCCGGTGGCCTGGCCGGCCTCGACGTCGTGCTGTCCGTGGTCGACGACGAGCTGCTGGACACTCCGGTGCTCGAGCCCACCGTCGTGGCCGAGGCCGCCACGACCGGCGGCTACTCCGACCTGTACACGGTGCGGATCGACATGGCCGACGGGTTCCACGGCGTCTCGACCACGGGCTCGCTGGTGCGCACCTGGCTGCCCGACTTCACCACGTCCGGCGCGGTCAAGGACGGCGAGTGCGAGATGGGCCCCGTGGCCGTCGCGCTCAAGTCGACCAAGGCCGCCGCCGTGCTCCGCCGGATCAAGGTCCGCTGAGCATGCCGGCCGAGACGGTGCGCACCGACCTCGGGATCACCAAGGTCGGCGCGCCCCTCCACGACGCCGCACAGGACCCGGCCGCCCAGGTGGCCGGGTACCTGGCGGTCATCGCAGACCTGCCGAAGCGGCTCAACCCGGCCCACGCCGACTACGCCACCGCGCTGGCGGCGTGGTCGACCGGGCTCACCTCGCTGGCCGATGAGGTCGGCGAGATCGACGCCGAGGGCTACGTGGCCCTGGCGCTCGCCGAGCTGCCCGTCGGCGCGGACGAGGACGACTACGGCGCCCTCGTGCAGCAGATCGTCGATGCCACGTCGGGCATCGACGTCGCGATGGCCACCGAGCTGCGGGCCATCGCCGACGTCCTGGACCCGCCGTGAGCGTCGATCTCCCCGGCTGGCTGGTCGTGGCCCCGGTTGCGGGGTTCTCCGGCACCGTGGTGGGCGTCGTCTTCGTGGATGGCGCCGCCCGGGTCGACCCCCGCAACCAGGCCGCGCTCGGCTACTTCCGGCGGCACGGCTACCACGTCGAGCGCCACGACCTCGTCATCGAGGCGACGAACGTGGTGGTCGAGGAGACGGTCACGACCACGATCGAGGTGGTCGACCTGCCCGAGCCGGGCCCGGTCCTGGTGACCGGTGACGGCACGGTGGGCGACCTGCTCGCCGGCCAGGGCCACGACGGGCACACGATCGACCTCGGCCCCCCGGCGCCCGCCGGCGGCTGGCCGGGCGTGCGGGCGTCCAAGGCCGACCTCATCGCCTACGGCATCACCCAGGGCGGCGACCCCGACGACGTGGCCGCCATGTCCAAGGCCGAGCTCGTCGACCGCTACCGGCCCGCCGAGAGCGAGGGCTGACCCGTGCCCTGGTACCGCCTGCGGTCCGGTCAGCCCTTCCACGTCCACGGCTCTCTCCCCCTGGGCGCCGTGGAGATCCCCGCGCCCGACCAGCCCGAGCCGAAGCCGAAGCGCCGGCGCCGGCGGTCACCCTCGAGCGCGGGCGTGAGCGATCAGGGCGTCGAGACGCGCGAGAGCGGCGGCGAGGTGGGGGCCGACGTACCGGTCCCTCAGCTCGCCGCGGATCAGCTCGAGGTCATCGACGGAGAGGCCGGGCCCCAGCTCGTCGATGAGCGTGACGACGTCGTGGTCGGTCAGGACCCCAAGGCTACGCCGTGACCCCGTACGCGGGCGACGCAGACCTCGTGGCATTCCTCCCCGACGGCGTGGCCGTCGAGGGCGACGCCGCGCGGCTGCTCACCCGCTCCAGCGAGCTGCTGGACGGCTGGGTGCGCCGCCCGTTCGCTGTCACCGCCGGCGGCCTGCCCGCCGACGCCGACATCGCCGAGGCGATGCGGGACGCCTGCTGTGCACAGGTCGAGTTCTGGCTGCTCGGCCCCGGCGAAGAGCACGACGTCGAGGGCCTGGCCAACCGGCAGGTGTCCATCGGGCACCTGTCGATGGCAGCGCTCCCCCCGGAGCTGGCCCCCCGGGCCCGGCGCATCCTGTCCCTGCACGGGCTGCTCCAGATCGGCGACCCCGTGGCGACGCTGCCGGAGGCGTGGACGTGACGATGCGCGTCCCCCGGTCGCTGCTGCGTCAGCGGATCGTCGTCGAGGACTACGTCGGCGAGGGCGCACACGGGCCCCTGTTCGACCCCGGGCGCACGGTGCGCGCTCGTGTGGAGGGCGCCCGCCGGACCGTCCGCCGAGTGCAGGGCGGGTCCGACGTCGGCACCGACATCATCACCTCGGCGGTCGCCTACGTGCGCCCCGAGGTCACCCCGCCCCCCAACCTCAGCCGGGTCACCCACGCGGGCCGCAGCTACACCGTCGTGGACGTGATCGACGGCGAGGGCCAGGCCCGCCCGTCCCACCGGGAGCTGCTGCTCTCGTGACCACCCACGCCGGCGGGTTCACGTTCCGAGTCGACAACAGGGGCATCCTCGGCCGCAAGGTCCGCGAGGCCGCCGCCCGCGGCCTGTCCGACGCCGCCGAGATGCTGCTCGACGAGGCCAACCAGATCGTCCCCCACCAGGAGGGGACCCTGGAGGGCTCGGGCACCGCGAGCGTCGACGCCACCAACCTGCGGGCCGCCGTCTCCTACGACACCCCGTACGCCCTCCGGCAGCACGAGGACACTCGCCTCTCCCACCCGGGTGGCCGGCAGGCCAAGTACCTCGAGCGCACGTTCCAGCAGCACGGTCCCAAGGCGGCCGAGCACATCGCCGCCGAGATGCGCAAGGCGCTCGACTGATGCTCGCCACAGCGATCGCCAAGCGCCTCGCCGTCGTGGTCGACGACCTCGTCTACAGCGAGGACGAGCCGGGCGGGAACCTGTTCGTCGCGCACATGCCCGCCGCCCCCGACGTCGCCGTGATGGTGATGCCGACCGGCGGCCCGGCCCAGCTCACCAAGGCGGCGACCGACACGCCCACGGTGCAGCTGATGGCCCGGGGCGCGCCGACCGACGCCCGCACCCCGTACGCCCTGCTCCGCCAGGCGTACGACGCCCTCACCTGCCTCGACCTGGTGACGCTCGACGAGGGCGGCCCTGACGAGGTCCACGTCATCACCTGCACCGCCATGCAGTCCGACCCGGTGCCGATCGGCCGGGACGAGAACGACCGCCCCGAGTTCTCGCAGAACTACCAGTTCCGCACGCACGCGCCCACCGCGCACCGCCCACAGATCACCGCCTGAGGAGGCACCCATCATGGCCGTCGACGAGATCACCGAGATCCCCGCCAGAGAGTTCACGTTCGAGCTCAACACCGGCAGCGTGTCCGTCCCCGTGTGGGTCGAGGTCGAGGGCATCGACACCCTCGGCCACAGCCCCACGACGAACCGGGCCGACACCCGCCACTTCACCGACGGCGGCCGGCACAAGCACTGGGTCGCCAGCCGCGGCGACAGCTTCACCATGGCGGGCAAGCGGCAGGAGAACCCCGCCACCGGCGCCCGCGCCCCCGGCCAGGAGGCGTGCGAGACCTGGGCCGGCCTCGTCGGCCCCGACTCGCTCAAGCAGTTCCGCATCACGTCGCCCGCCGAGGCCGGCGCCGAGGTGCTGACCTTCCTCGCCAGCGTCGAGGCGACGAAGTTCGGCGGCGGCAACGACGACCCGTCGGCCTGGTCGATCGCGATCGAGGTCACCGGCCCGATCACCGGCGGCTCGACCGACGACCTCCCCGACGCCCCCACCGCGGTCGCCGGGTCGAACGGCAACACGTTCACGCTCGTCACCTGGACCGGCCCCACCGAGGGCAGCCCGTACCTGCTGTACGAGGTGACCGCCTACGACATGGACGACAGCGGCGCGCTGCACGCGACCGTCACGTCGTCGAGCGAGCCGATCCACGTCCCTGGCCTCGTCAACGGCACCGACTACACGGTGCGGGTCCGGGCGCTGAACGCCGTCGGCTGGGGCCCGATGTCGGCCGCCTCGTCGACCATCACGCCCTCGGCCTGACGTGGCCGACGTGCTCGACCTCGACGCTGTCCTGGCCGCCCGCAACGGCGGCCAGGGCACACCGTCGACCCCGGTCACGGCCAAGCTGTTCGGCCAGGACTGGGAGCTGTACGCCTCCCTGCCGGTCGCCACCTACCGGCGCACCATGGCGTGGGAGCGCGAGGGCGTCACCGACCTCGCCATCCGCCACCTCGCCGAGCTCGTGTTCGACATGGTCCCGGCGCCGGTGCTCGACGAGTGGACCGCCCGCGGCCTCACCATCGATGACCTGTGGGAGATCGTGCCGCCGATCCTGCAGGCGTACCAGGAGCGAGGCACCGAGGGCACGCAGGACGTCTGGTCCGCCATACAGCCACCGGCCGGCTGACCGTGGCCACCTTCGCCGACTTCGACGCCGCATGGACCGAGCGCGCCTCGGCCCAGAACGGCGGCGCCACGGTGGAGGTGACCGTCGCCGGCCAGCACTGGGCGATCCCCACCGTCACCGCCGCCGTGATGCTCCGGGCGCTCCGGTCGCTCGTCGCCAGCGACGACGGCGTCACCGGCCAGGAGATGTACCGCATCGCCCTGACCCTCATCCCCGAGCGCACGATCGAGCAGTGGCTCACCGCCGGCCTCGACCCCGGCGAGCTACGCCAGGCCGTCGCCGACGTGCTCGTCGCCCAGATCACCACCGCGAACCACGACGAGCCTGGCGGACGCGGGCAGGGGTCGGCGACCGAGCCGTCGTTCGTGCGCACCGTGCTCGTCCGCTGGCGGCTGCTCGAGGCCGACTTCACCCGCGAGTACCGGCTCGACATCAACGAGGCCATCCACGACATGACGTGGCGCCGGTTCGCCGCCCTCGTCGCCGGCCTGTCGGCGGCGTCGCGGTGGGCCGGGCACCTCCGATCGAAGGCGCCCAAGAGGCCCGTGCGCCGGCTCACCGAGCCGAAGGCGATCGGGTCGTTCATGCGGTCGCTCCGCACCCCCGTGAGACGTAAGGGGGGCTGACGTGGGCCTCGACATCGGCACCGTCGCCGGGTTCCTCGACCTCGACACCGGCCCGTTCGACAAGGCCCTGGCCGGGGCCGAGGGCAAGTTCGGTGGCATCTCCGCCGGCGCCGTCGCCGCGGGCGCGATGGCTGGGGCGCTGCTCGCCAAGGGGATCTCGGACACCCTCAACATCGAGCAGGCCAACGACAAGCTCGCCGCCCAACTCGGCCTCACCGCCCAGGAGTCCGAGCGGTACGGCAACATCGCCGGCTCCCTCTACGCCGACGCCTACGGGTCGTCGATCGAGGAGGTCAACACGGCGCTCGGCGCGGTGTCGTCGTCGCTCGGCGACAGCCTCGGCGGCAGCGACGCCGCGCTGCAAGAGGCCACCGGCCACGCGATGGATCTCGCCCAGGCGTTCGGTATCGACGTCGCCGACGCCGCCGCCATGGCCGGCTTCGCGATCCGCACGGGCCTGGCGGACAACAGCGAGCAAGCGTTCGATTTGATCACCGCGTCGATGCAGCAGATGCCCGCTGCGATGCGCGGCGAGCTGATACCGATGATCGAGGAGTACGGCGTCCACCTCGCCGCCGTCGGCATCACCGGAGAGGACGCGTTCGGGCTGCTCGTGGCGGCCAGCCAAGAGGGCTCCTACGCCATCGACAAGACCGCCGACTCGCTCAAAGAGTTCGCCATCCGCGCGACCGACGGCAGCGTCACGACCCGCGAGGCCTACCGGGCGATCGGCGTCGACGCCGACGAGATGGCCGCCCGGATCGTCGAGGGCGGCGACTCCGCCCGCGGCGCGCTCAACCAGATCATCGAGGGCCTGCTGGCGATGGAGGACCCCGTCGCCCGCCAGCAGGAAGCGATCAAGCTGTTCGGCGCCCCGCTCGAGGACCTGTCGGTCACCCAGGTGCCCCAGTTCCTCCAGTCGATCCTCGACGCCGGCGAGGGCATGCAGGACACCGAGGGCGCCGCCGACTCCCTGGGCGCCACCCTGGCCGACAACCTCGGCACCAAGCTGACCGCGGTCAAACGCAAGGCCGAGATGTTCCTCGTCGACTTCCTGTCGTCGCCGTTCGGGCCCTGGGTGCTCGGCGCCGCCGCGCTGGTCGGCGGGCTGGTGGCCCTCGGCGGGATCGCGACCACCGCGGCCGACAAGCTGCGGGGCATCAAGGACTCGTGGTCCGACATGGGGTCCTTCGGCAAGATCAGCGTCGCGACCACGGCCGTGGCCGGGTTCGTCGGCGCGCTCATCGCCTGGGACGCGGCCAAGGGCGAGGAGCAGGCCAAGGAGACCGCCGAGTCGTTCGTCGCCATGGGCACGGACATCGAGGCCAGCTTCATCCAGTTCATGAGCACGTGGGGCGGGCAGGCCGCCGGCGGGCAGATCTTCGACCAGCTGATCGAGTCGAACATCGAGGCCGCCACCCGGTTCGTCGACACCGCCGAGCAGGCCGGCTGGGCGAGCGACGAAATCGCTTCGATGCGCGACCGGATCGAGCAGAAGAGCACCGCGGACGCGCAGGGCCGCAACGACGCCGACGCCTACAACGCAGCGGTCGACGACCAGGCCGCCGCCATGGAAGGCGCCGCCGGGGCAACCGAGCTGTCCACGGAGGCGATCAAGGAGCAGGCCGACGCGATGCGGGCGGCGTCGGACCCGCTGTTCGCGCTGAACGACGCCATCCGCTCCCACGAGGAGGCACAGACCGGCGTAGCCGAGGCCGAGCAGGCTGCCGCCGACGCCCGCAGCGCGCACGGCGCCGGGTCGCTCGAGGCCATGGCCGCCGAGCGCGACCTCGCCGACGCCCGCATCGCCGCCGGCGAGTCGGCGTTCGGGCTCCGGGACGCCGAGATGCAGCTCGCCGCCGCGATCGCTGAGAACCCGTCGCTGCTGGGCGACGTGAACGACATGCTCGCCGAGTTCGTGGCGACGGGCGCGATCACGATGGAGGAGGCGGGCGTGCTGGCCGAGCGGTTCGGGCTGCTCGGCGAGCGCGTCGAGGGCGTCCCCGACGAGCAGAGCACGGACGTGTCGGCCCCTGGCGCCGACGGCGTCATCACGCACATGGACTGGCTGCGCGGGAAGGTGCTCGCCGTCCCCGACAGCAGCCGCACCAACACGTCGGCCCCGGGGGCGCGCACCGCCAGTGACCAGCTGGACGGCGTGGCCAGGGCGGTCGGTCGGATCGACAAGGACGTGCAGATCAACGTCCGCACCAAGCAGTGGGGGCCGATCGTCGGGAAGATGCACGACGGCGGCCTCGTCGAGGGCCCGCTCGGTGCCGAGGTCCCGAAGATCCTGCAGGCGGGCGAGCGCGTGCTCGCGATCGACGACCCGCTCAACAAGGCCATCGCCGCGGCCGAGGCGGGCGTCGACCCTCGTGTCGACGCAGCGTCGATCACCGGGTTCGGTGGCGCCAGCCGTGGGGGAGCGGGCGGTGGGCGCATCAGGATCGACGTGGCCGGCGGGGACGACATGTTCATGCGCTGGCTCCGCGACCGGATCACCGTGGAGGGCGGCGACGTGCAGCAGGTGCTCGGCCGATGACGACGCTCGCCTGGCCGCATCGGGCCCGGGTCCTCGCGGCCCTGGGTGCCGATCTGACCGCCCGGCCGATGACGTGGGAGTGGACCGACATCGGCGGCGAGATCCCCGACGACACCGGCGACCACCGGCTCGTCTACCAGGGCATCCCGATCAAGCGGGGCCGCGCCGACATGGCATCCCGCTCGGCGCCGGCGATCGCCACTGTGGTGCTCGACAACCGCGACGGGGCCGTCACCCCCCGCAACCCGCGGTCCCTCTGGTACCCGCACCTCGGCCGCGGCACCCCCGTGCGCATCGACGCCCAGGGTCCGCCCGGGCTGCTGCTCGACGGCACCACCGCCGGCAACGCTTCGACCCCCGACGCCGCCGCGCTGGAGATCACCGGCGACTTCGATCTGCGGTGGGAGGGCGAGATCGCCGAGTGGGTCCGCGGCGACGACTGGTGGGGCGAGTGGCCCGCACTGGTCGGGAGGTGGAAGCCCGCCGGCAACAACCGGGCCTACATGATGTGGGTCTCCGGCGACATCCTCGCCGTGTCGTGGTCGACCGACGGCACCGACGCCAACGCGCGGTCGTACGCCGCCGGCATCCTCCCGGTGACGACCGGCCGGTTCGCCGTCCGCGGGGTGCTCGACGTCAACGACGGCGGCGCCCACACCGTCCGCGGCTACTGGGCCCCCAGCCTGGCCGGGCCGTGGGAGCAGATCGGCGAGCAGACCGAGGCCGGCACCACCTCGGTCTACGGGGGCGGCACCGCGCCGCTCGAGGTCGGCGTCATCACCGGCGAGATCACCGTGCCGTTCTACGGCCGCTGCTACGCCGCCGAGGTCCGCAACGCGGTCGGGTCCGTCGTCGCCAACCCGGACTTCGAGGACCAGCAGCCGGGGGCGACGTCGTTCACGGACGCGGCCGGGCGCACGTGGACGCTCAACGGCACGGCCGAGCTCGACGACTGGCACACCCGCCACACAGGCCAGATCGCCGACGTCCGCCCGGTCTGGCCGGAGGGCGACATCACCGACGGCACCGACCCCGACGCCCCCGGCCTCGCCCGGGTCACGATGACCGTGGCCGGCCTGATCCGCCGGCTCGACGCCGGGGCCCCGACGCTCAAGTCGACCCTCACCCGCGTGGTCACCTCCCCCGTCAACGAGGGCGCCGTGATGGCGGCGTGGCCCATGGAGGACGGCCGCGACGCCGTGCAGGCCGCGTCTGCGGTCCCGGGCGCCGGGCCGATGCAGGTCGGTGGCGCCTGGTCGTTCGGCTCGGACAGCACCCTCCCCGCTGCCGACTCGCTCCCCAGCGTCTCGGCGAACCAGTCCGCCGGCTGGTCCGCCCCCGTGCCCCCGCCCGTCCAGGCCGCCGACAACTGGCGGGTCGAGATCTTCGTCAAGATCGACGACCCCCACGTCGACCCCGCCTCACAATCGATCTTCGTGGTCCGCACCGACGGCACCGTGCGCACGTGGAACATCGCGTGCAACGACCAGTTCATCGCCCTCGCCGGGTTCGCCGACGACGGCGCCTTCCTCATCCTGGAGGACGCGGCCTCAACCGAGTTCTTCGGGAACGGCTGGGTGCGGGTGTGGCTGGCCGCCGAGCAGTCGGGCGGGAACATCTCCTACACGGTCGGGTGGGGCGTCGTCGGCGGCAACACCTTCGGGTGGACCGACACCGTGGCCGGCACGGTCGGGAAGGTGACCAGGGTCGACAACCTGTTCACGGCCCCGCCGAGCGGCGTGTCGTTCGGGCACCTGATCGTGTCGCACGACCGGCCCGACTCGTGGCTCGCCTCCCCCGGGGCGTTCACCGGCGGCGCCGACACCGCCTACGTCGGAGAGACCGCCAAGGCGCGGTTCCGTCGGCTGGCCACCGAGGAGGGCATCACTCACGGCGTCATCTCGACCCTGGACGACCCCGGCACCCCGATGGGCCCCCAGCGCCCCGCCAAGCTCCTGACGCTGTTCCAGGAGTGTGCCGACGCCGAGCAGGGCCACCTCACCGAGATGCGCGACGAGCTCGGCCTGATCCTCCGCACGCGGGCGTCGCTGTACAACCAGGAGCCCCGGGAGGTGGCGGCCGACGCCGGGCTCGTGAACCCGTTCGAGCCGGCGTACGACGACAGCAACCTGCGCAACCACGTCACCGCCAGCCGGCCCAACGGCTCGTCGGCCAGCGTGCGCCGGCGCCCCAACATCATCGTCGAGGGCGAGTATCAGGAGAGCGTCACCGTCCCGGTGGCGACCGACGCCCAGCTGCCCGATCAGGCTGGCTGGCGGGTGCATCAGGGCACCTGGCCCGAGATGCGCTACCCCTCGCTGGCGGTCGATCTGTCGACCGGCTCGCAGGAGGACGTCGACCTGTTCGACCGGTGGCTGGCTGCCCGCGAGGGCGACCGCTGGGACGTGACCGGCCTGCCCGGCCAGCACCCCCCGGGCCCGGTGCGGTCGATGATCGAGGGCAGCGTCGAGACCATCTCGCCGGAGCGGTGGACCGTCGGGCTGAACTGCTCGCCGGCCGGGCCGTGGGAGGTCGCCGTCCGCGAGGACACCGTGAGCGGCCGCCGCGACATCGGCGTGTGCGAGCTCACCGGCGACGTCGACGAGGACGACACGGTGCTCGAGGTCGAGACCCTGCTCGGCCCCCGGTGGACGACCAACGCCGCGGACCTGCCGTTCGACATCGACCTGGCCGGCGAGCAGATCACCGTGACCGGCGTGGCCGACGTGTCCGGCCAGGTGCAAGAGCTGACCGTCACCCGCTCGGTCAACGACATCGTCAAGGCCCACCCGGCCGAGACGGACCTCGCCCTCTGGCATCCCCCCATCCGCGCGCTCTGAGGAGGCACACCCCGCCATGTCCGACCTGACCGCCGGCTCGTTGATCCGAGCGCTCGACACCCCACCCACCGTCACCAGCGAGGTACCCGACACCTTCAACTTCACCAACACCGCCTACGCCACAACAGGGCAGGCCGGCGGCAACTGCGGCGTCGCGTTCATGGCCCCCACCACGGGCCGGGTCCTGCTCAAATACGGGGCCCAGATCATCAATGGCGCCACCCCGTCGTCGATCGTCGCGCCGGTGATCCGTGAGGGCGGCACGGTCGGTTCGGGGACGTCGGTGCTCGCCGCCGCGGACGACAACGCGGTGAGCGCGGTGGGCGCGACCGGGGGGAGCCGGTTCCGGGAGAAGCTCGTCACCGGCCTGACGCCCGGGGCGACGTACAACGTGCGGCTCGAGCACCGGGTGTCGTCGGCGAGCACGGGCTCGGTGCTGCGCCGCGTCGTGATCGTCGCCCCCTCGACCTGACCTACCCGGCCCGCACGATCGGGGCCATGGTGCTCACCGGGCCGGACGTCTCCCACTGGCAGAGCCGTGTCGACTGGGCCGCGGTGGCCGCGGCGGGCCACGACTTCGCGTGGTGCAAGGCCACCCAGGGCGTGGCCCGGGTCGACCCCCAGTTCGAGCGCAACGTCGAAGGCATACGGGCCGTCGGCCTGGCGCGCGGGGTGTACCACTTCCTCGACGCCGAGCACGACGCCCGAGCGCAGGCCCGCCACCTCGTCGACACCGCCCGGATGGCCGACTGCATGTACGCGCTCGACGTCGAGACCGAGGGCACCAGCAACCCGACGATCGCCCAGGCGGAGGCGTTCGCCGCCGAGTTCCGCGAGCTGATGCCCGGCCGGCCCCTCGTCATCTACACGTCCTGGGGCTGGTGGTCCGGCCGCGACCCGTCAGGCCGAGGGGCCCGCATCTCGCCGCACCTGTGGCACGCCCGCTACCGGCCGGTCGGCCAGGGGCCCGGGGCGATGTACGGCGGCTGGGACGCCCCCACGTTCTGGCAGCACACCAGCTCCGGCAACTGCCCGGGCATCGACGGCGGCTGCGACCTCAACCAGTTCTACGGGACCGTCTCCGACCTCCGGCACCTCGCCGGCGGCCGGGCGCCCGCCCCCAGCCCGCACCCGTCCGAGGAGGACGACGACATGCCCGCACCCCGCAAGGTCACCATCGCCAGCACGACCCCGCAGCGGTTCGCCTACGTGCTGCCCGACGGCCTCGTCGTCGACACCGACCACCAGGGCAAGCACCTCGTCAAGGGCGCCGCGAGCGTCGACGCGTTCGATGCCGTCTACGGCGGCGGCTCGCCCAACGCCGTGCAGGTCGACATCGTGCAGCAGGCGATCGGGCGCGAGCGCGCCCGCATGCTCCACGCCGGCTGACGGTGCCGCCTCGTGAGCGGTCGCCGGAGGAGCTGGCCGAGGACATCGCCGGCGTCCGCTCCGAGGTCCAGCGCCTCGCCGACAGGTTCGATAGCGCCCCGTACGTGCGCTCCGACCTCCACACCGAGCAGATCGGCCGACTCCGCGACGATGTCGGCGCCGTACGCGCCCTGTCGATGTGGACCCTCGGCCTGATGTGCTCGTCCATCGTCGGGGCGATCATCGTCCTCGTCATCTCCGTGGGACGCGGCGCATGACCAGCCGCCTCCGCCGCCTGCTCCACGCCCGGCCGGTGCACATCGCAGCCTTCGCCGGTGGCGTGCTCGCGTTCGGCGGCCTCATCGGCACCGTGGTCGTGTCCGGCATCGACACCTCCGACGAGCTCGACGGGCTCCGCTCGGAGAACGCGGACCTCCGCGAGAACGACTCCCTGATGCGCGACCAGCTCGAGGCGCTGGGCATCGAGCCTGCAGCCCCGGAGCCCCCGCCGCCCGGAGAGCGGGGAGAGCCGGGCGAACGAGGCCCCGCTGGCCCCGAGGGCGAGCGAGGCCCCGCCGGCGCCGACGGCAGCGCCGGTCCGCTGGGCGCCGCCGGGTCACCGGGCAGTCCCGGTGAGGAGGGCGGCCCGGGCGGCGAGGGCCCGCCCGGCGCTGAGGGCACACCAGGCGCGGACGGGAGTCCCGGTGCTGACGGCTCGGGTGGCCCGCCCGGCCCGGCCGGTGAGTCGGTCGTCGGACCGCAGGGCCCTGCCGGGCCGGCCGGACCTGCTGGCCCACCCGGCGCCCAAGGTGAGTCCGGCCCCACTGGCCCGCCCGGCCCCGGCCCGGCGTCGTTCACGTTCACCTACCTGCTGGTCACGTACACGTGCTCGGACCCCGAGGGGGACCTGACGTACACGTGCCAGCCAGCCTGACCAGGAGACACACCATGCTGGAGAAGGTCCGCACCCTGTGGGAGAAGGCCAAGGTTCTCGGCCGCTCCATGCCCGCCCGCGTCGTGGCGGCCTCGACGATCGTGGTGGCCTGCGCCGACCAGATCGCCGCGGTCATCCCGGCCGAGGCGGCCGAGACCCCGGTCGCCGTGGCGATCCAGGCGCTCGCGTTCGTGGCCGCTGCCATCCAGATCGTCCGCAATGTGGTCCTCGTCCCGGACCGGGCCAAGGGGCTGACGCTCCCGGCGGGCAAGCAGATGGTCGTCGACGTGGTGGGCCCTCCCCACCGCACGAGCCCCCCGGCCTGACCCATGGCCGGCGCAGACATCGCGTTCAACGTGGCCAAGGGTCGCCACGCCCACTACGGCTCCCTCCCCGGGACGAACGACGCCCTCATCCTCGTGTTCCTCGAGGCGGACGCCCTCGTGGGTGACGCCACGATGGAGGACTACGACACGCTCGCCGCCGTCCTCGCCGGGGCCAGCAACGAGCAGTCCACCCTCGGACGCCAGACCCTCACCGGGGCCAGCGTCACGGTGAACGACACCGACGACCAGGTCGAGGTCGACGCCGCCGACGTCGTGATCGACCCGGCGAGCGGCGACCCGACCGGCGCGGCGCTCGTCTGCTACGACCCGGACACCACCGGGGGCGACGACACCACCATCATCCCGCTGACCAAGCACAGCTACGACATCACCCCGGACGGGTCCGAGCTCACCGTCACGGTCAGCAACTTCGTCGTCTGCACCTGACCGCCAGGGCTGACCGGTGGCCCTCGCCAACACCCCGAACGCCCAGCTGCTCCGCAACGCGATCGGAGCGCCGCCGTTCTTCTCGTGGTGCTGCTGGACGCGGCTCGACCAGGAGCGCGGCGAGGAGTTCACCATCGTCCGCTACGCCGCCGGCAACAGCGTCGGCGGCGGCGGCATGCAGCCCACCCTCCTCGAAGACAATCAGCTCATCATCTTCGAGGCCAAGGGCGACTTCCCGGACATCTTGGGCGGCGCCGGGCCGACCTGGGACCTGGGCGACTGGTGGTTCCTCGGCCTCACCACGATCCTGGCCGACATCGCCGACAACGTGGAGGTCTACTGGGGCCGCCGCGGCGACAGCAGCCTGACGCAGCTCACCTGCTCATACGACGGCGCCTACCAGCTCCAGAACTGGTACGTCGGCGGCCGGCCCGGCAACGACGGCCAGGACGGCGGCTACCGCCTCCACGGCTCCGTCGCCCACGACCGCATGTGGCACAGCACCACCCTGACCCCGACGGAGATGCTGGCCGAGTTCCTGTCCCCGACGCCGGTCAAGGCCGGGGCGTGGTCCACCTGGGCGATGGCCGACAGCGCCACCGCCGGCAATGACACCTCGGGCAACTCCCGGCCGCTCACCGCCCAGGCGGGCACGGGCACGATCACCACGACCGACGGCCCGTTCGATGGCGGCGGGATCGCCGAGCCGATCGCCCCCGCCACGCAGGCCACCCTCGCCCAGCCCCTCGGCGCCCGGAAGCGACTCGCCCTCGGCACCGTGGTGGTCGGCTCAGCCGCCAGCGAGCTGACCGCAGCCAAGCGGCTCGCCCTCGGCCCGGCGACCGCCGGCGCCACCCCTGGCACCCTGGCGGCCGGGAAGCGCCTCGCCCTCGGCGCCGTCACGGCCGGATCGGCCGCCGGTCAGCTCGAGGCGGCGAAGCGCCGTGCGCTCGGCCCGGTCACTGCGGGCGCCACCGCGGGCGCGCTGGCCGCCCGGAAGCGGCGCGCCCTCGGGACCGCGGCCACCGGCACGGCCGCCGGGCCGACCGGTGCGGCCAAGGCCCGTGCCCTCGCACCGGTCACCGCGCCGGCCGCCGCCCAGCCGCTCGGGTCGGCGAAGCGGCGCGCGCTCGGCACCGTGGCCGTGGCCGCCGTCGCTGGGGCGCTGGGCCGGGCTAAGCGTCTCGCCCTCGGCTCGGTCACCGCGGGCACGCACGCGGGCCCGCTCGGCCAGGAGGGCGCCACCACGCAGCCCCTCGGCTCGGTCACGCAGCACACCGTCGCCCGGCCCCTGGGCGCCCGCAAGAGGCGGCCCCTCGGCACCGCCACCACCGGGACCGGCGCCGGCCCGCTCGGCCGCCGCAAGGCCCGCCCCCTGGGCACGGCGACAGCGGCCACGTCCGCCAGGCCCGCCGGCCGACGCAAGGCCCGAGGGATCGGCACCGTCACCGTCTCGACGACCGCCGGCACTGCCGGGCGCCGGAAGGCCCGGTCGCTCGGCTCCGTCGTCACCGGCACGGTGGCCGGCCTGGTCGCCACCGTCCGCCGCCGCAAGGCGATCGGCACCGTCACCGTGCTGACGACCGGCCGACCGATCGGGGCCAGCACGCCGCCGGTCGTCACCGACGCCATCGCCACACCGCTCGCCCGCCGCATCGCCGCCAGCCCCCTCACCCGCCGCAACGCAGGGACGCCGCTGGCCCGCCGCATCGCCGCCACCCGCCTCCGGAGGACACCGCCGTGAACGAGACCATCTCCGCCGAGACCGTCGAGCAGCTCGACACCACGCTCACGATCACCGCCACCGCCGACCCCACCGGTCTCGCCGTCGAGTGGCGGTTCACGTCGGACGACGTCGTCACCGCCTGGGAGGCGGGGGAGTGGGCCGGCCCGGCTACGGCGGCGCCCGGTGGCCGCTGGCGTGCCCGAGCGCTCACGCCGACGGTCGGCAGCGAGGACGCCGACGTGCCCCTCGACCGTGGCGTCTGGGCCGCGCACGCCCGGGTCGGCGACGTGATCGTCGGCCCGTCCGACCTCGGCTACATCACGGTCGTGTAGGGCGGGGCCCCGCCACTCGGAGGACGGGAGGCGGGACCCCGCCGGCACGCCCCGGGGGCGCCGGCTTGGCGGCAGGCCCAGACCCCCGGGGCGCGATCACTCGTCGCCGAGCGGGCCGACGGCGTCGGCGACGCCCATGCACGACCCGAACGTCTCGGCGCCCTCGTCGCTCATCGCTCGCTCGACCCGGGCGAGCGCGACCTTGCCCAGCTCCTCGGCGGCCTCCTCGCCGCCGTCGTGGGCGACGTCGACCCCGACCCAGATCCTCGACAGCCGACGGACGGTCATGACCAGCGGCCGTCTCGCAGCTGCTCCTCGAGCTGGCGCTCCTGCCGGGCCACGACGTGACGGCACGCCCAGTCCCACAGAGCGAACGCCCCGCCCGACGCCAGCAGCGCCGACCCGATCACCAGGACCGCCGTCACCGCCCCGCCTCCACGGCAGCGAGCGCATCCTCGGCCCGCCGGCGGGCCCGGAAGAGCCGGGACTGGTTCGGCATCGTCGGCCCCTCCAGCCGGTTCGCCTCCTCGGCGTCGAGCAGCTCCCGCACGACCGCGGCCTCGTCGGGCGTCATGCGCTGTTCCCTCCCTTGTCCAAAGCCGGGGTGCCGTCGGGCAGCGTCCCGCTCCCGCAGATCACCAGCCGGCCCGGCGCCCCCGGGCTCAGCGGCGGGTCGCAGTGCTCGACCTCGGCCGGCGGCCCGTCGTCGGCGCTCGATGTCTCCTCGACCTTCAGCGGTAGGTCGTCGGCGGCGGTCATGCCCGGGAGTGAACGACGTCACGGGGTGCCGGAGCGAGAGCGGTCCTTGCGCGGCCTGCGCGGTGACTGGGCGTTCGCTGCGCGTCGGCATCGCTACGCTGGGCGGACGCACCGCCGCGAAACCGTGGGGACGGGATGGCACGTGACGGCCTCGTAGCACGCAGACGGCAGCTCGGTCTCAGCCAGGCCGACCTCGCCGCCAGGATCAACGTCGCGGTGTCGACCGTCGCCCGGGTCGAGCGGGGCGAGCAGACCCCGCAGGCGTACAACCGGCGCCGCTGGGCCGAGGCCCTTGAAGCCAGCCTCGGTGAGCTCGACCGGTTGCTCGCCGGCGATGAGGCCGTCGCTGGGCGGTGGGGGTGGACCACCGTCGAGGCTCCCGACCTCGGCGACGTCGAGGCCATCGAGCTGATCCGTCGGGTCGAGGCGTCCGACGCCGGTCGGGCCACTCTCGACGCGCTCGAGCGCGGCGTCGACCGACTGTGCCGCTCGTACACGAACACCCCGCCCGCCGATCTCCTCGAACCCCTGCGGGCGTACCGCTCGTATGTCGTCCAGCTGCTCGACGGGCATGTCACCCTCGCTCAACGCCGCGACCTGATGGTCCTGGCGGGGTGGCTCTCGCTCATGACGGCGATCTGCGCCATCGACGTGCACCGGTACCGGACCGCCGCCTCCAACCTCGACGCCGCCCGCGCGCTCGGCCATGAGGCCGGCTATCCCACGCTCGCCGCCTGGGCCGCCGAGACCGAGGCGTGGCAGGCGGTCACCGACGGCCGTCACGACGTCGCCGCTCGGCTCTGCCGGGCCGGCCGGGACCTGGCGCCGGCGGACACCTCGGTGCACGTGCAGCTGAGCGTGCAGGAGGCCAGGGCGTCAGCCCGGCTCGGCCTCACCGCCGAGACACACCAGCTGCTCGACGACGCCGCCACGGCGCTCGACCGGATGCCCGCGCCCGAGCATCCCGAGCACCACTTCGTGTTCGATCCCCGCAAGCTGATCGGCTACACCGCCACCACGCTGGCGTGGCTCGACGACGACAAGGCGCTCGCCGAGGACTACGCCCGCCAGGCGGTCGCTCAGTACGACGTCGGCGCCGCCGATGGCCGGTGGCTGCGACGGCTGGCGGCTGCGCGGGTCGATCTGGCGCTCGTGCTCGCTCGTGGCGACCAGCCGGCCGAGGCTGGCCAGCTCGGTGGTCTGGCGATCGCCTCCGGGCGCATGGTCCCGTCGAACCTGTGGCGCCTCGACGAGCTCGACCGGGAGATGACGGGGCGCTACGGCCGCACGGCCGAGGTCGACGAGTTCCACGACGTCTACCTCGACGCTCGCCAGGCGATGGTCGCGCTGCCCCGCGGCAGCTGACCGGACTCCGCGTGGAGTCCCGCGTGGTGTCTACTCCACGGGACTCCACGGGAACCACGGGCGGAGCGGGAACGGACACCCTCTCTGACCTGGGCCGGAGGGCACCACGGGCGCCACGGGGAGCGGTCACCAGGCTCTCAAGGTGGCGACACGGGTTCGAATCCCGTTGGGGGTGCCACGAACAAGGGAACGGGTGGCCCTTGTGGTGCTACGGCCTGGTCGATGGTCGTGCGGATCGCCGGGATGCGGTCTGCTCGGACGGTCACGCGCACGATGACCGAGTGGCTGGCTGCCTGGTAGCGCAGTTCGAGGTTGAAGCTGTCGTAGAGGTCGCGCAGCAGTTGCTCGGGCAGGTCGTCGAGGTCCGTTGGCCTGAGCGTCGGTAGCTCGTCGAGGAGGGTGGGGTCGTCGGGAGGGCCTTCTTGGCGCGTCGTCAGGGCAGCGAGCTGTTCGGTCTTCGTCTTGTGGTCTCGGGCGAGGCGGACGTAGCGGTCTCCGAGGCGGCTTCGGAGGTCGCGGTCGATCTCCTCGTCGCCGGTCGACTCGTGCATTTCGATCTGGTCGAGCACGTTCTGGCGCCGCTTGTCGAGGTCTGCCAACTCGGCGTGCAAACGTGCGACCACGGCGTCCGGCACGGGCGGCGAGTCGTCATCCGCGGGGGCGCGGAGTGCGGCTTCTCGCCGTGGGCCGAGGACGTGCTCGGCGAAGAACTGGTTGGTGAGGCCGAACAGGTCGTCTTCGCGGATCCACATGGTCTTGGGGTGGGTCTCGTACCAGGCGCGGCGCTGGCTGTGGTGGCGCATGTCGGGCCGGCAGACGTAGTACGAGGTACTGCGACGGGCCTTCCCGTACATCCGCCGGTCGCAGAGCTCGCAGAACACGTACCCGCGGAGGGCGTAGCTGCGCTGGGCCTGCCGGTGGCTGTTGGGGCCGGATCCGTTGCGGGATCCCTGCCGGGCTCGACCCATCTCGCTGACCGTCTGGTAGTGCTCCTTGGTCACTAGCGGTTCGTGGGTGGGACGCGGCGACCAGACCCACTGGCTCGGCGGGTTGACCTTGCCGCCCCTCGAGCTGGTGGCACGCCGGTTCCACACCATGTAGCCGGTGTGCTTGGGGTTCACCAGGACCTCCCGCACCGCCGAGCCGCTCCATCGACGCAGCGCCCGCTCGGGGTCCACCGGGGTCGGGGGTGGGTGAGCCTCGGGATCGGCGTTGAGGATGTCGGCGATCGTGCGGTAGCCGAGGCGTTGCACCGCTCGGAGGCTGAAGATCCGGGTCACCGTCGGTCCCTCGACGGGATGAGGGACGAGACGAGACTTGGTGCGGCCTTCGGCGCGCTTGGCGGCGACCGGATGTGGGATCTTCTCGGCGCGGTAGCCGTAGCAGGGCTTGCCGATGTTCCAGCCTTGCTCCGTGTGCTCCGCCGTGCCGTCCCAGGACAGCTCCAGCATCTGGAGCACATACCACTCGGCGACTGCCTGCTTGACCCGCCGGGTGAGGATCGGGGTCGCTCGCTTGGGAGCCCGCCCTCCACGCGGCCGGGCGAGGTCGGGGAGGGGCTCGTCGGCGGCCAGGAGCATGACCCCTGCCTGTTCGAGCTCGTGTTCGACCTTGGTGCCGAAGTAGGTGCGCCGGGCGACGCGCTCGACGGATTCGCAGACGACGGCGACGAACCGGCGGTCGGGACGCTGGGCCTCGGCGAGCAGGTCCTGGATGCCGCCGTCCCGGGGGATGCGGATGTCGAATGCCTCGTGGGCGTGTCCCTTGCCGCGTTCTGCGAGGTCCATGCGCCCGGACTCGACGTCGTAGAAGTGGCCGACGATGGCATAGGGGGCCGGCAGAGCGTCCCTGCAGCTCCGCAGCTGCCGTGGCAACGACAGCGTCGGGTCCTGCTGGTCTTCGTCCGACGTTCGCCCCCACCAGGCCACCGGGATCTGACCGGCGGCCTCGATCGCGGTCGTGACCTTCTCGTCGGCGTCCTGCCAGGGAAACGTCACGTGCGCCCCATGCGCTCCTGCCGTTGTAGCCACTGGATGATCTCCTTGATCGTGGCGTTCTGGCGGGCCTCAAGTTCGTCGCCTTCCGCCCCGGCCGCCGGGGTGAACTCGATGCGAGCGACCCGCAGGCGCTCGCGGCGAACTCCCGCCCGGCCGCCCTCAGCTGCGTCGGCATCCGGGAGCGTCTGACGCTGGCCGGTCACCGATCCGCCCTGACGTCGGGCGCCTGGCGAGCCTTGAGATTCCGCTCAATCTGACACGTAATTATATCAAATAATTGGAAACGTGTCAAAAGACCTCACTCCAGATGTAGGACCGTCCTGGCCGATCGCCAAAGCGGTGCGCTGCTGCGCCAGGCTGGGTGCCTTTCATCTGGGTAAGTCCGCTACGACCCCCATTTGTCACGCTTGGACAGCGGGGTCTTTAAGGTGGAGTGAGCGTCAGTCGCGTGCTGTGGGACTCCCTCGTGTGCGCCTTCACACGCATACGTGTGAAGGCGCACACGGGAACGTGTGAACGCCAGACATCCAGGTAGATGGTCTGACGCGGCGTCCCTCAGGGATGTGCCATGTCCGGCGGTTGCACAGTCGTTTCACACCCATACCGCGCGACCACGTATGAGTTCTCCTACGCCATCGTCGTCAAGTCGAAACGACGTGTGTCGGTTCGTATGCCGGTATTGGTGCGGCCAGAATCTCAACGTGCTTCTCGTCAATCGCGATCCACGAGGAGCAATAGATGGTTCGGGACAATGCACCGTCTCGGTTGGAAGCGGAACTGCGCGTGCAGTCGGGCCGGCGTGGTCGGCGTGTTCTCGAACAGTGGGGCGATCAGTGCCCGCTGTTGGCAGACGCCGGCCTCGGCTCACCGGGCGAGGTGCCGGCCTGGGTGTGGTCTCTGGCATCGGCCGACGCCGACGCCGTGCTCCGGGTGCTGGTGGAGCAGGCCCAGGCGGGTGACGCACTGGCGGCCGCTGCCGTGCTGGCGTGCCTGCGGCCGGGCATGTGTGCGCTCGCCGTCGGTACGCGCCTGCCGGTTGACGAGATCGTGTCGGAGGCCGCGTTCGCCGTGCTGCGGTTCCCCGTGGCGCGCCGGGCGAGCGTGGCCGGCCAGATCCTCTTGGATGTCCGGCGGGCCGTCCGCCGTCAGCGGGAGCGGCAGCGGGACGTCCTCGACGGCGACACCCGGGTAGCGCTCGAGGAGACCGAGGCATCGGGTGAACTGGGCGTCGAGCCGTCGACGCCGGAGACGCTGGTTGCGCTGGTGGCCCAGGCGTGGCGGGCCGGGGAGATCGGCGACGACGACGCCCGCCTGATCCTGGAGACCCGGGTCGCAGGTGATGCCATGACGGCTGCCGCGGCCCGCCGGTCCGTGAGCCGCACGGCGGCGTACCAGCGCCGCCAACGTGCCGAGGTCCGGCTCGCCCGGTGGCTGCGGTGATTGCCGCGTGGCTGGTCACGGGGCCTGTTGCGCGTGCGGCGTCGAATCCTGTGAGCCGATCGGCCTTTACCCGGGTGCAGGGGTCGGGCCGACGCCCGGCCCGCACGACGGCACCGGCCAGGTCCGCTGGCCGACGCGTTCGGAGGACTTGCCGTGAGACGACCTGATCGTGTTGGGCGAGCCGTCGCCGGTCGGCTAGCAAGCCGGCGGGCTCGGCTGAAGCTGCCGGACGAGACGCGAGTACGGATCGCAGCGACGACGTTGTGGCTGCTGGTCGGACTCGCGGCGCTGGGTGGTCTTGTTGGGCTGGTCCGGCCGGCACCGGCGGCACCCCGCCAGGCGGCGCAGACCGAGGCGCCGTACTCGATCGTCAGCGACGCTTGGGCGGCCGCCGGGTTCGGATCACGGACGGTGGCCGCCTATCTCGGCACCGACGACCGCGGCGAGGGCGGCGGGGACTTCGCTGGCTTCCTCGGGGATGGCTCCGCTCCGCCGGGTCGTCTTGCCGACGGGGTGCCACAGGTCGCCGTGGTCGCAGTCGAGCGGGCCGGCGAGCACTACTGGGCGGTCACCACGGCCGCTCGGGGCGCCGGCGGCGAGGAGTTCTGGCAGGTGGGCGTCGCCAACCGCCGGGGCCGCCTCGTCGCCACCGGCCTGCCGACGCCTATCGGGGCACCGCCGGTGGCAGACCGACCCGAGCTGGCGGTGGCTCCGTCGGAGACGCCGCCGGCAGACGACCCGGTGGTCGAGACCGTCAGGGGCTGGGTCGAGGCGTACGCCTGCGGACAAGGCGACGTGTCGCCGTGGCTGGCCCCGGGCGTGCACATGAGTGGTGTGACGCCACCCCTGTGCTCGGGCGTTCGTCTGGACCGATGGGGCACGCAGTCCCACGGCGAGCACCGGTTGGTGGTGGTGACCGAGGCGACCCTCGACCGGGCCGCGCCGGAGCGGCGAGTCGCTTTCGCACTGTCGCTGGCCCGGCGGGATGGCCGCTGGGAGGTCGCCGAGCTGCTACCCGCCCTGCCGCTGAGCGAGGAGGTGGAGGGGTGATCGACTGGACCAACGACAAGATCAGCGAGCTGATCGCCCTGGTGCGGGGAGCGGCCGTGCTCGGCGCCGTGGCGATGGTGGTCTACGCCTACCTCAAGACCCGCACCCTGATCGCCGTGCTGGTGGCCGCGCTCACGGCCGGGATCTTCTTGTGGGCGATCAACAACACCGATTGGTGGGAGCGACGCGTGGGCGAGGAGTCCGGGGCTCCCGCGCCGGTTGTCCGCCTCGCTCGGCTCGAGCACCCGTCGGTGGTGCTGATCGACGCGACGAGGGCGACCGCATGAGCGGCCCCCAGGAGTGGGGCGTGGACCGGCCCGAGCCGTTGCTGTGCCGCTTCTACACGCACGGGCGGCGTCATCCCATCGTCATCGGGAACATCCAGGGCCTGCGCATCCCGCCGGTCACGCCGGCCCAGCTGGGGATCGGTGTCGGGACGCTGGTGCTGCTCGCCATGACCCGGGCGCTGTGGGCGCACTTCGGCGCGGCAGCCAACGGCTTCGTCCTGGTCGCGTTGCCGGTCGGCCTGGCGTGGGCCGCTCGTGCCGTGCGGATGGAGGGCCGAGCTCCCTGGCGGGCCGGGCTGGGCTGGCTGCAACTGGTCGCCGGCCCCCGCGAGGGCGTCTGTCTGGGGCGCCGAGACCGACCGATGCGCCCAGCCCGCTACCGAGGCCCGGCGTGGATCGTGGGGCTCGACGGCGACCGGCCAACCACACGGCGGATGGCACCGACCACCATCCGGACGCGCCCTGGTACGACCCAGAGATCGGCAGCGCCATGACACCGGCGCTGATCGACTGCACCGTTCGGTTCCGCGGCCCGGGCGACTACCGCTACAGCGCAACCTTCCGGATCGCCGGCCAGGACGTGCGGGTGCGCGCGTGCCGTGACGACGACCGCGGCACCGCGTTCGCCGTTGCCGAGTCGCTCGACGACGCGTTGCGGTGGCGGCAACTACTGCAGGCCGATCCCCCGGCGAGGCCACGCCAGCTGAGCGTCGTCGGCGAGCTCGAGCACTTCGCCCGGGAGCTGGCCGCCTGCGCTCACGCCGTCCCGCCTGGCGTCGAGGCAGCACGATGAGGCCGCCCGCCGTAGCGGTGGTCGGCAACCTGGTCTGGTCACGGACCGGGCGGGTGTGGACGATCTGGCGTGTCCCCACCAGCCCGTACCGGTGGCTGTCGGACCGCCAGAAGCACGCCGAGCACAGCCGGGTCCGAGCCCTGCTCGCCGCGCTGCCGCCCGAGTCATCGATCCTGTCGGTGTCGGCGCGGGTCGACCCGGGCGAGGTGGCGGAAGCGATGATGGCCGGCGTCGACCTGGACGCGCAGCCAGGGTGGGTCGACGTCGTGGACGCCGTGCTCGACGGCTTGGAAACGGTCGAGCTGTACCGGCGGCGCCACTACCTCTGTGTGCAGCTCCCCGAGCGTCGGGACGGCGGCCGGCTGCGGCGGCGGTGGCGAGCAGCCGCCGGGCCGGTGTTGTCCGGCTTCGCTCTGTCCGCACCACCGATCCCGCTCGCCGAGGTGCGTGCCGCCCTCCGTCACGCGGACGACCTCCGGTCCCAGCTGCGCACGGTCCGCTTGGAGACTCCGGAACCAGGCGAGGTCGGGTGGTTGTACGCCCGCGCTGCCCGCCGTGGCCTGGCCGCGGAGCCGCCGTTGAGCGGTTGGCCCGAGCCGCGGCTGCGGTGGCTGCCCCGAAACGGTCGGGAGCCGGCAGTCGCCGCTCCGTCGCTCGCGCCGCTGATCGAGTCGAACATCCGCAACGGTGGCTCCGCCGGCGACGACGATCGGCCTTGGCATCGCCGCTACCTGCGGGTCGAGACCGACGACGGTGTCTCCTACCAGTGCTTCGCCGCGGTCGCCGACGCTCCCGAGCAGTTCGGGTTCCCCGGCGGGTTGTCCGAATGGCTGCTCGTCGCCGACCAGCTCCCGTTCCCGGTCGACTGGTGCGCCCGCATCCGGGCCGTGCCCAACCAGGCCGCCGCTCGCTCCGCGACGCGCCAGCAACGCGAGCTGGCCGGCCAGGTCGCCGAGTACGACGCCGAGCCGGCCGGACCGCCGCCCTCGCTCGCCGCGGCCATGGACGCCGTCGACGACGAACGCGCCCAGCTGGCGGCCAACCCGAGCGAGCCCGAACTGCACGTGGCGATGGTCTACGCCGTCTGGGCCGACTCCCTCCCGGAGCTGGAGCGCCGGGCCGGCTGGCTCACAACGCTCTACCGAGGGTCCGAGTACCACCTCGCCCGACCAACCGGCGGCCAGCTCGACCTCTTCGAGGCCATGCTCCCCGGGGCCGGGACCCCACGGGTGTGCGACGACTACCGCCAGTACCTGCTTCCCCGCGACCTGGCCGCCGGCATGCCATTCGCGGGTGTCGCCCTCGGTGACACCGAAGGAATGCTGCTCGGGGCCAGCCGCGACGCGGGCTGCGCCGTCCCCGCGCTCCTCGACCCGGCGGCCGGTCCCCGCCACGACCGCGACGGCTCCGTCGCCGCTTTCGGAACCCTGGGGTCGGGCAAGAGCTACCTCGCCAAGCGCCTCGCCGCGACCGTGCTCCTGCGCGGCGGCCAGGTGCTCCTCCTCGACCGCACCCAGGCCGGGGAGTACGTCCGCTTCGCGCACGCCATGGCGAACCTCGGTGTGCGCACACAGGTCCTCGCCATCGACGAGAACGCGAACCTGCTGCTCGACCCGCTGCGCGTCTTCTCCGGTCCGACCGCGACGCAGACCGCAGCTGGCTACCTCGGCACGGTCTGCGGGACCGATCCCACCAGCCTCGAAGCGGCGACACTCACCCGGGCCGTCCAACGCGTGCACGACGACGGCGGACGCCTCGCCGACGTGCTCGGTGTCCTCGACGGTCTCGCCGACGAGGGCACCGAGTACCGCCACGCCCGCGAACTGTCCCTGCGGTTGGCCTCGATCGCCCAGAACCGTTTCGGCGCCCCGGTGTGGGGCGACACCGGCGACAGCATCAGCACCGACGCCGACTGCACGGTCATCCACCTCCCGCACCTCGCGATCCCGAGCCGCGACGTCCTGCTGTCGGAGCACCTATCGCGCAAGCTGCTCGCCGAACAGGTGTGCTCGCTCGGGCTTCTGTACCTCACCGTCGCGTTGGCGCAGCAGGTCGCCTACGCCCACCCCGGCCGGTTCGCCGCCCTCGGCCTCGACGAGGCATGGGCACTCACCTACACACTGCCCGGACAACAACTGCTGCTCGACGTGCTGCGTGACGGCCGCAAGCACAACGCGGCGGCATGGGTGTTCTCGCAGCACCCCAACGACCTCCCCGGCGAAGCCCGTGACCTGGTGTCGACCCGGTTCGTGTTCGGACTGACCGGCACGGCCGCCGCCGACGGGCTGCGCTGGCTCGGCGTCGAACCGTCCCGACCCAACCTCGACCTGCTCGAAGCCTGGGCCGCACGTCGCGGCGCCGACACCGTCGCGGGCGACGGCATCGAGCCGCCCGAGTGCCTCATGCGCGACGCCGCAGGGCGCATCGGCCGCGTGCAGATCGCGCCCGCCGAGACCCACGCGTTGCATCTCGGTTTCGAGTCCAACCCGGTTCGCCTCGCCGCGGCCGACGACCAGACGCCGCCGGGGGCCGCCTCGACCGACGGGCCCGCCGCCCTCGCTGAGGGAGCGCCGACGTGATGCGTGCGGCCGCTCGAACGGCCGGCGAGCGTCGTGTCCGCTGGTGGCTGGCCGCCGCGTGTGTCGCCGCCCTCGTCTTCCGGGCCGATGCGGCCGCAGCCCAGGAACCGCCACGCTCTGCCACCGAGCCGCCCGGCGGCTACCAGGTACCCGCCGGCTGCCCGGGCGGCCCGGCAGGCCCGCCCGCTCCGGGCACACA